CTAGGCGCTACGACCAGGCACTTCTTGGGCGGGTGGCCCTCCGGCAGGGGCCTGCTCCTGGGCTGCCTGGGCCTCGATCTTCGCGGCCAGCGTGCGCAGGAGGAGCGCCTTCTCCCTGGCGCTGCGCGGGCGTTCGTCGAGCGCGTTGAGGATGACGGTCTGCTGCCACTCCGCCAGGTCGGCGAGAGGCTCAGCCTCCGGGGCCGGGGTTGTGGCCGGCGCCTTGGAGCGCTCCATCTCGCGGAGGATCTCCACTGCCGCGTGGCGGCCGGTCTCGGCGAGGCGGTCGGAGGTGATGCCGAGCGTCCAGGCCATCTGGGCGAGCGTGGTGTCCGGCGCGTGAACCTTGGTGCCGGAGTCCGTCCGGTAGCCCTTCTCGATTTGGCGCCAGCGGCTTCCGGAGAACTTCACTTCCATGCGGGCTGCCGCAGTCTCGGGGCTGAGCCCCGCTGCTTCGCGTACGAGGCGGATGAGCGTCGCCTCCGGCGGTGGGGGTGTCGCCGGTGCTCCCATGGCCGTCTCTCCCTGCCCTCCCGTATTGGACTTTCTTGGACTGTACCGGACCCGGAGTAACCCCCGCATAGGGCTCCACACATAACCTCCACAGTTGGAAGATCGCAGTACGAGGCCGAAAGGGGATGTCAAAGAAAGTGAAAGCTACTGGCTAGTACAGACTTGTACTGTCAGAGCCAGTCACATACAGTCCAGGACATGAAGACCCCGATAGACCCCCAGCGATTTGCACGACGCAGGGTGGAAGCGGGACTGACCCAGAACGCTGTGGCCCGGAAGGTCGGCGTCTCGAAGCAGCTCGTCAGCGCCGTCGCCACCGGCAGGGCGACCTTCAGTCCCGAGACCTTGCAGAAGGTTGCCGAGGTGCTCGGATGCGAGGTCGCCGATCTCCTCCCCGTCGACGAGGCCCGCAGCCGCATCAAGCAGCTTGTGGAGCTGGTGGCCCACGCGAACGTGACCTTCGGGCCCGAGGATCTCGGGAAGGTTGCCGAAGTCCTCGGGTGTGAGGTCGCTGACCTCTCGCCCGAGGACCTGGCGGCGGTGGCTGATGTCCTTGGCTGCGAGGTCGCTGACCTGATCCCCGAGCCGCTCGCCCAGAGGCCGGCCTGATGTCCGGGCGCATCTGCCGCACCCCGGAAGAGGCCTTCCAGGCCGGGTGGGACGACAGCTGCGATCACGGCGCGGACCCCGGTGACTGCTCGGTGTGCGGCCTGACCGACGCGGAGATCGCCCGGCTCGTGCCCCTGCTTCGCCACCTTGCGGCCCCGGCCACGGCTGGACGTGCGGCTGCCTGATGCGCTCCCCGATCGACGTGGTCTGCCGCTGGATTTGCGAGGCGTGCAGTCACCGCAACCCGGGCTGGCGGATGGCCTGTCGACGCTGTCGGACGGCCCGCCCGCTCGGCTCCTGAAAGCGATGAGGGCCCGCCGTGCACCCGGCGAGCCCTCGGCCCAACCACCCATCACCTGAGAGGAACGAGGTGGGCCCGATGCACTCCAGCATCGCACACGTCCCCCGCGTCATCGGCGGGAAGAGCGCCGTCGAGACCGAACGCGACGACCTTCGCGACCTGATGGCCGCCATCCGCGACGCCCTCGACCTGCCGCCCGGCAACCAGCGCCCCGCGCTCCTCGACGGACGTGTCCTGTTGGTCCTCGGCACCCTCCGCGACGTCCTCGACGGCAAGGTCCCCTTCATCCCGTACGAGACCGAACTGCTGCGCCAGAAGGTCGCCGAGGACGGCGGCCGCCATGCCTGAGCCACTGGACACCGACTACCTGAAGAAGACACAGCAGATCATCGTCGGCCTCCCGCCCGGCCCCTGGGAAGTGGAGCCCAACGACCACGGACTGCCCGACCAGGTCGGCCCCATCTGCTTCCTGGAGACGTGGGTCGACAGCGAGCGCGTACCCGTCGTCGAGTTCGTGTCCTTCGCCCGGGAGGCCCTGCCCCGCTACGTCGGCGAGATCTCCCGACAGCGGGACGAGATCCGCGACCTCAAGCGCCGCATCCAGCAGCTGGAGAACGCCAAGGGCGGTGGCCGCCATGGCCAGTAACCGGCCCGCCCCGCAGATGCTCGCCCGCATCCGGGCCAGCGCCGAGCGCAATCCCGGCACGCCGGCCGCCCGGACCGTTCAACTGCTGCTCGACGAGATCGACCGGCTCACCACGGAGATCGGCCGCCTCAAGTCGCCGCAGATGCTGGCCGACTGGGACCCGGACGCCGAGTGCCCGCTGACTCGCCGACAGCTCCAAGTCCTCGTGCACACCGCCAACGGCGACAACTGCAAGGTGATCGGCCCGCAGCTCGGGATCGACCCGAACGCCGTGCGGAAGCACCGTGGGGCCGCCATGCGACGGCTCGGAGTGAAGTCGACTTCATCAGCAATCGCCGTCTGCCTCATCAACGGCTGGTTCCCGACCGGCGCCGTGAACGTCCCGCCGCCGCCCCGACGGGTGTCCGCGATCGAGGCCCGCAACACCTACCGGGAGCGTGCAGAAGTGCTCCGCCAGAACCCCGGTGTGTGGGGCACGGTCGCCACCTACGACAGCGGACCGGCAGCCCGGCAGAGCGCGTACCGGCTGCGCACGGGCGCCTTCAAGGCCTTCCGGCCGTCCGGCGCGTGGGAGGCCGAGGCCTTCACCAACAACGGCGTCCACGGCGTCCGCGCTCGCTACATCGGCTCCACCACCAGCAACGAAGGAGTGGCCGCATGAGATACGCGACCATCACCGCGGACGGCGCTCTCACGCATCACGACGGCCGCCTCGACTGGGACACCGTCATCGGGGTCGAGGGCAAGAGGCGCGTCAGCCTGCCGGGCCTGGCTGTGGCCGGGTGGGTCAACGACTGCGGCTTGCTGTTCCCGAAGCGGTACCCCTTCAACATCGTCGGCACGTGCGTGCTGGCCGCGCTCGGCGCGAACATCCAGCCCCACAACGGGACCATCGTGTTCACCGGCTGGAACCCGGACAACACCGCGCTGGGCCTGTCGGAATTGCGTGATCTGCCGCAGCCGGTGTCCACGCTCGACATGGTGCACGGCGACGTGCTGAAGGCGCTGGACGGGATGACCCCGCGCGCCATGTCCCCGAGCTGGGCCGAGCAGATCCGAGAGATCGCCGAGCACACCCGCACCGCCCCCGCGCCCACCCTCACGGTTCGGACGGTGAGGCTGCCGTGACCACCCGCCCGGAGTTCACGTCATCCGCCGCCCAGAGCACGGGGGTTGAAGCGGAAGCGAAGGCAGGAGAGGGGCCCGTCCGTTCCCATGCCCCCGTGACCCTGCCTGCTCCGGGCGGGACCCAGCCCGCCCGTACGTCGTTCACGTCACCCGCCGCCGTAAGGGTCGGCAGCGCGGGAGCGAAGGCCGGCGAGGAGCGACACCTAACGGCTCCCCAGACCCGACCTGCGCCGTACGGGCCCCCCGAGGCCGGGCCGGAGACCCCCCGTCACAGTCTCCGGCCCGGCCACCCTCCCGGCGCGCCTGCCGCTCGCCGCCACCGCAAGCAACCACCAGAACCAGCAAGGGGATCAGGCATGAGCGACGCCAGGCAGCGCGCCCTTGTCCACGCACTCACCGAGCGAGGCACCCGCGCCTTCACCGCCGACGACTACAGCCGCCAGGGCATGCTCGACGCCGTCCGCGAACTACGCCGCCGCGAGAGGAACGACCCCCGGGTGCGGTTCCTCGGGGACCTCGCCCGAGGCCTCGCACACGACATCGCCTCCGTCGTCGACCTGCCGCCGGCCGACATCGCCAGCGTGCTGCTCGCCGCCGGTGGCTCAGTCGGCCTCACCGCCGAGCTGCACGGACTGTCCGCCCAGAGCGCCGCCGCGATCTTCCAGTACACCGCTGACGAGCTGGACCAGTTCGCGACGGGCGGTGGGCAGCGGTGAGCGAGCGAGAGACCGAAGAAGCCGTCGCCCGGCTCCTGACGGCGAGCGGCTACCGCACGGTCACTACCGAGCAGTGGAGCCGCCAGGGCGCCCTGGACGTGCTTCGGGAGCAGCGGCGCCGCCACGCGGGCAGTCCACGCATCAAGTTCCTCGACAAAGTGGCCTCAGCCTTCGCTGACCGGCTCACCGAGCACGCGGACGTGTCGCCGCGGGACATGGCGACCGTGTTGCTGGTGGCTGGAGCGTCCGTCGGAGCCCTGGCCGTTATGCACGACCTGCCCGGTCGCGTCGTCTCGGAGATCCTCCAGATCACGGCTGACGAGTTGGACCGGCGTGCGAACGGCGGTGAGACGTCGTGATCGCCCCCGCCTTTCTGCTCACCGTGCACGGCACACCGGCCCCGCAGGGCTCGAAGAACCGCAACGCGGCCGGGGCCCTGTACGAGTCGTCGGCCGCAGTCAAGCCGTGGCGTGAAGCCGTAAAGCACGCCGCGCTCGACGCCCTCGCCCACGACGAGGCCTGGCAGCCCCTCCGGGAGGCCGTACGGATCGACGTCGTCTTCACGTTGAAGCGGCCCAAGCACCACTACGGCACCGGCAGGAACGCGGGAGTGGTCAAGCCGTCCGCGCCGCCTTTCCCGACCGGCACCCCCGACCTCGACAAGCTCGTCCGCTCCACCCAGGACGCCCTGAAGGACGCGGGTGTGCTCGTCGACGACAGCGTCGTCACCTCGCTCTTCGTGGCCAAGGCCTACGTCCTCACGGGCGCCGATGCGCTCGCCCACCCCGGCGCCGTCATCCGTGTCTGGCGCCTGAACAACCCCGGCAAGGAGTCCGACTCGTGACGCAGTTGAAGTTCGACGCAAAGGTGTCGGCATCCGCTCAGGAGGCGCTGGAGCCACACATCCGTCCCGTGTACTCCGTGCCCGCGTCCCGGCGGCTGTTCATCGGCGAGTTCGCCGCGATCGAGAGGACTGAGCCCGCTCCGGGGACTGAGAAGGAAGCGTCGGTCAAGGTACGCATCGTCTCCCTGGAGCTGCCGAACGAGGCCCAGGAGGGCTACGTGCGGGAGGCGTTGCGGTTCCTGCACCTCCAGCGGACGGCCCGCGGAACCCTCGACGACGACGGCCAGTTGGAGCTGGACGAGTCCACGCTGCGCCTGACCGGCGGCCACCTCGCCTACCTGGAGACCGCACGCCTTCGAGCCGCGATGAGCCACTGGGCGACGTACGCCAGGCGAGTCCTGCACACCTCGAACCTCACGGTCTCCGAGGTCCTGCACGAGCTGAAGACGGTCGCGGACGGGCTGACCGCCGGCCTCGACGGCGCCCGCGCAGACGGAGACGAGTGACATGGCCGTCTTCTTCGCTGGCCTCTTCCTCGGCGGCCTGTCCGGCGGCGTCACCTACGGACTCACCACGGACAACCATCTCGCCGCCATCGCGGCAGTCATCGCCGCCGTTCTGACCTGGTTCGGCATAGCCACGCTGCTGATCTTCGACGACTGACCCGCTAGCTGACAGCCCGCCCACCCCACCGAGAGAGGAGGTGACCCCCATGCCTCAGCGCGTCCGCGTACCGCTGCGCATCCTCGTCGGCTACTACGCCGACGCCGTACTGCCCGTGTACGTCAAGATCGCTGCCCTGTCCCGGCGCGAGTCCGGCTGCGAAGCAGGGGTCGCCTACCTCGCCGGGCTGCTGGGCCTGTCCCGCTCCACGGTGGAACGGGCGCTGACCGAGCTGATGCGCCCGGCCCCCGACGACGACATCGCCGAGGTCACCAGCTACCGGCGCACCCACCGCGGCGGCCGCGGCCACACCGCCGTACGGCGTGTCAGGGTGCCCGGCCGAGCCGAGCACGGCGCATGGGTGCCGACCCGGGCCGCCGAGGCGTTGAGCCCGCGCCAGCTGCGTGCGTACGCGGCCGTCAGCTACGCGGTCGCTCTCGGACACGACCTGACACTCGCCGACCTGGGCCGCGTACTGCGGCACCGGTCCGGAAAGAAGGCCGGCCAGCCCCTCGACCCGCGCTCGGTACGCCGCATCCTGCACAGCCTGGAGGACCTGGGCTGGATCAGCGTGGACCGGCGAGCCGGGTACCGCGGCCGCCACCACTACACGGTCCACGACGAACCGCTTCAGGGCCCGCTGACTGCGGATCTTGATGAGGGATCGGGTGGGGATCTTGGCGGGGGATCCCTCGCGTCTGAGGAAGACCACCTGACTGACTCACCCGATGATCCGCCGCCTGCCGCCGTGGACATCCGCCGTAGGCGAGAGCAGGTAGTAGCGCGAGGGCCTGTGGAAAACCCTGCGCTGCCGCCGACGTTCCAGCGTCCCTACGCCGGGCCCCAGCTGAGTCTCGCTCCGCGGATCTGGCGAGTCCTCGAACCGGTCAAGAGCCTGCTGCCGGGCCTGCCGCCCTACGTGGTCCGTGCGCTGGCACGGGAGGTCGGCCGCCAGCTCGACGAGGGCCAGGAGCCCCAGAGGCTGCGCAGGCGGCTGGAGTTCCGCCTCGCGTCCGCCGACACGATCCGCGCCCCAGGCCGGTGGCTGCTCGGTGCGGCCATCGTGCGGCACGGCTGCGGCCTGGTCGCCTGCGAGTCAGGCCGGATCTGGCCCACCGGGCACGAGTGCGCCGTCTGCGCCCGACAGCGGGACGCCATAGCCAAGCTGCACCGCATCCAGCGCGAACTCGACGACCGCGAACGCCAACTCGGCATACGCGCCCCCTACCAACTCCCCGCCGGGAGCCCGCAGCCCACGGCTCTGCCGCCCGGGAGGCCCACGTGACCGACGACACCGAACTGCCCCGTCCGGCCACCGTGCAGATGCTCGCACTCGCCGAGGCCGCCCGGCCGGACTGGTCGATCGATCTCCTGAGGGACGTCCTCGCCCAGATCCGCTGCCGCGAAGACATGAGCTTCGGCCGCCTGGTCGTGGCTGTCGCGCAGCTGATCGCCGACCCCGAGGCCGAACCCCCAGACCTGCTCGCCGCCGCACCCGAGTTGTGGCGCCGCCGCCGGCGCCCGCCGGGACCCGAGACCGCACATCGCGGGGCCGCCGCCGTACGCGCGGCCCTGCACCAACCCGACACCGACTGAACTCTGAAGGGAGGCGATGGCGATGACCGCAACGCTGCACATCGGCCGTCGCACCACCCCACACCAGCCGCTCGCTCGCCTGCGGGAGCGCTGGGCCGCCGTCGCACTGAAGCGCTCGCGCCGTGTCCAGACGGCCACGTTCCAGCAGTTGCACGACGCGCTGCCGCTCGACGACCCGGACCGTCACGACCTTGAGGCCCCGGCCCTCGAGGCCGCCTTCACGGCCCTGGCTGTCGACCACCCGGAGTCGGTCACTCCTGCCGACGGCGGCGTTGTGGCACGCAGTGCGGACCGCGAGCAGCTGCTCCTCGCCACGTGCGACTCCTGGTTCCGCGAGATCCACGGCCCTGAGCACAGCTGGGCACCGCGCACCCTCGCCCGTTACGAGCGGCTGATGGGTGGCGTCCGCGACTGCTTCCACCCCGGCGGTGAGTCATGACCACCGGAACCCGCGAGCTCCAGGCCAACGCCGCCACCCTCGCCGCACTGCACGAGAGGCTGTACGTCCTCTTCGGCCGCACCGTGCGCGAGGTCCGCATCACCCGCGTCTCCTGGCCCGACGGCAAGCGGTGGGTGGCCATGGTGATCGGCACCCACGGCCGGGAGGTACCCATCTTCGACGGCGGCCTCCACCACGTGGCCGCGGTCGTCCTGCGGGACGCCTTCCCGGACGCCGACTGGGACGTCGCGCAGGACTACGACGTCGCCACCGGGGTCTTGCGCCAGCACGTCGTCCGGATGCCCGCCAGTCTGAGGGGTGACGAGCTGTGACGAAGATCGAGTGGACCGACCGCACCTGGAACCCGGTCACCGGCTGCACGAAGGTCTCGCCGGGCTGCGACCACTGCTACGCCGAGAACATCGCCCGCCGCTTCTCCGGCAGCAAGGCGTTCCCGAACGGCTTCAACGTCACTCTCCACGACGAGCGACTCAGCCAGCCCTTCCGGTGGAAGAAGCCGGCCCGGGTCTTCGTGAACTCCATGAGCGACCTGTTCCACGACAGCGTCCCGGACCTGTTCATCACCCAGGTCTTCGACGTCATGGAGGCTGGACTCAACCGCCGTCACACCTTCCAGATCCTGACCAAGCGGCACGCCCGGATGCGGTCGTTCATGCAGGCCCGGCAGAAGGCGAAGCAGGAGTACGCGGCGAAGTTCAACGACTGCCCCACCGAGGCGATGCGGAACAGCCCGGCCGCGCAAGACGCCAGGGCTCGGGCCTCGAAGCCGCCCGCGAACATCTGGCTTGGCGTGTCCGTCGAAAACCAGAAGTGGGCCGACATTCGTGTGCCCGCACTGCTGGAGACGCCGGCGGCCGTGCGGTTCCTCAGCTGCGAACCGTTGCTCGGGCCTGTCGACCTCACGCGCCTTCGCCCACACGTATGCGGCCACGGCCCCGACGGTGTGTGCGAGCGCTGGATCCACGGCATCGACTGGGTCATCGTGGGCGGCGAGTCCGGCCCCCGCGCCCGCGCCATGCACCCCGACTGGGCTCGCTCCCTGCGTGACCAGTGCGCTGCCTCCAACGTGCCGTTCTTCGTCAAGCAGCTCGGCTCCTGCTGGGGCAGGCACCACAAGGACATCGACCAGTTCCCGGCCGACCTCCGCGTCCGCGACTTCCCGCAGGAGGCCGTCAATGCGTGACGTCGACCTCGCCTACCTCGCTGGCGTCATCGACAGCGACGGCTACATCAGCGCAGCCAACAGCACCCACAAGGGCCGCCGCTATTTCGGTGCCGCGGTTGGCATCGCTGGGACCCGTCGAGACCCGCACGATCTCGCCGCTGGCTTCTTCGGCGGGAGCGTCCGGATCTACTACCCGAAGGACGACCGCGCCCACCACCGGCCTCAGTACCAGTGGCAGCGCTATGGACGCAGCGCTGTGCCCGTGATCAGCGCCGTGCTCCCATACCTCCGCGTCAAGGCAGAGCAGGCGCGGCTGGCGCTGGAACTTCAGGAGTCGCTCGACGAAGCGCGCCTGATGCGCAGCCACGAGGACCCGTTCCCGTGGTTCGGGCCGGACTACGACCCGACAAAGGACCTGGCCGATCTGGCCGACGAGGTACGAGCGCTGAACATCCGCGGCATGACGCGCGCCGACCGCATCCACGATGCCTTCCCTGGGGGTGCTCGATGAGCCGCCCCCAGGCCCGCCCGAGGGCCGACCACCAGCATGCAGCAGACCAGGCCCGGCAGATGCCCGGCCAGTGGGTCCTCGCGGGGACGTACGCCAGCAGCGCCAGCGCCGTCGCGGCCGCGCTCCAGGTCCGCACCGGCGAGAAGGCTCCCGGCTACAGGCCCGCCGGAGCGTATGAGTCGCGCACCGAACTGACGCAGGACGGCGCCGACCTCTGGGTCCGCTACCTCGCGACGAGCGGCGGCCGCGGTCCCCGCGACGACTACCGCGACTCGCTGACCTCAGGACTGACCGAAACCTTCGACGCCTTCTCCAGCCGCCTCGACGCGGCCGACCCCTCCCGGAGGACTCGATGATCGCCCCCTTCATCCGCCGCTTGCGCACCTGGCTGAACGACGCCCAGGCCAACCGGCTCCGCGCCCAGCTGGCTGAAGCCCAGGACCGCAACCGCGAGCTGGAGCAGCGCGTGGCCGACCTCCAGGCCGCCAACGAGGGCGCCTACCACGAGCTCGCCATCGAGCGCGGCATCGCCTGCCTGAGAACCGGCTGCTCGGTCTGCTCGACCGTCCAAAAGGCGGCCGCGTGATCGCCTACCTGTTCCTGTCCGCCAGCGCCGTTGGCACCGCGGCCGCCGTCTACTTCGTGGCCCCGGCCGGCCGTGGCCTGCACCGGTACGTAGTGCCCCGGTCCGTGCTGCGGGCGGAAGCTGCCCGCAGCACGGCGGAGGTCGAAGAGCTCGTGTGCAAGCTGGTCGGCCTCTCGTCCGAGCTGGACACCGTCAGCACCGCCCGGGACGACGCCCAGGCCGGCCTCGACAAGGCCATGCTGCGCATCGCAGACCTCGAGGAGCAGCTGCGCGAGGCGGACAAGGTGCGCGAGGGCGAACACCGCGCTCAAGGCCCAGCTGGCCAACGTCAGCGCTATCCGGCCCCTGCCGCTCAGCGGCAGCGCACCACAACCCGCTGCACAGCCGATGCCACTGAATCGGGCGCCGTTCGCCCTCGGCCCGGCACAGACGCCGAGCTGACCCCCGACCCGCCCGCCGCCGGGTGACACCGGCCTCGGCGGCGGGCGCCCGCACCACCATCCACCACTGATCCGCCCGCCTGGAGCATCCCTTGAAGAAGAAGCCCACCCGCATCACCAGCCGCCTGACCACGACCAAGCTGATCGAGACCGTGGCCGCCGACCTCGGCATCCCCACGTCGGACGCCCACGAGACGGTGATGGTCGTCTTCGACGCCATCGCGCGTGCCACCGCATCCGGACACGACGTGGCGATCACCAACTTCGGCACCTGGCTGTCGTACCGCACCAAGGCGCGCAGGGCCCGCAACCCGCAGAACGGCGACGTCGTCACGGTGCCCGCCCACCAGAAGGTCCGATTCCGTGTGTCGCCCACGCTCGCCGACGCCGTGCACCGCCGCGACCGCAAGGCCAGCATCCGCAAGGCACCCAAGGGCACCGCGAAGGCCGCGGAGTGACACATGGCCTACACAGGAGCCGTCCCGGACACCGGGCCCCACCGCCTCGACTGGATGGACCACGCGGCATGCCGGGACCAGCAGGAGATCTTCGACGACCCGAGCCGCGAGCACGAGGCCCGCGTCATCTGCGTCGCACGCTGCCCCGTCCGCTCCCGGTGCCTCGCGTTCACGAAGGAGTCCGAGCGCGGACTGCACCGCGACCAGCGTGACAGCGTCGCCGCCGGCCTCACCCACTCCGAGCGGCACCGACTCGACAGCGCAGCGGTCCACCGCGCAGACGACCCGACGCCGATCGTCTTCGACGGCACGGAACGGTGTGGTACCCACCACGCCCTGCTTCGGCACCTGTGGAACGACGAGCCCATCGACTCGAAGTGCTGGAGCGGCGAAGTCCGACGCGATTGGGACAACCGGACAGTTCCCACACCGGCGGTGTCAGCAGTCCCGCAGCCGGAGCCCCAGGTCCTGAAGCCCGCGCCACCGCGGCAGCGGCCGCCAGCCAAAGGCGAAACCCCGCACGAACGGCGCCTCTACCGACTATGGGCCGACGGCTGCACCGACCTGCAGATCGCCCGCGCCATGGCCATGAGCGTTCCCGCAGTGCAGCGCGTCCGTAACCGGCTCGGCCTGCTGCCGAACCGGCACACGGCCTGACGGCCCCCTCGACGACACCTCCGAACCGACCCAGGAAGGTCCATGTCCTTGCTCAGCCTCATCGCCATCGGCGTCACCGTGCTCTCGGTGGTCGGGCTCGCCTTCGGTTTGCCCGACCGGTGGTTCTGCGCCCTGCTCGCCCTGGCCTGCATGCTCGGCGCCGCCGACGCGGCCTACAGCGAGCTCACGGCCTGGGCGATCGGAGGCCTCGCCGGCGGACTGCTGCTGTGCGGTGCCTCCGCCCACGCCGCCCTCACGGCCAGCCGAGAGCGGAGCCAGCGGTGACGCCCCACCAGGTCTTCGCCGTCGCGGCGATCGGAGGCCTCGCTGCCGTGGTCAGCCTGGCCCTGCTCACCGGCTTGTTCCTCGCCCTCTACGCCGCCGTCACGCGCCTCACCGTGGCCCGGCAGGCCCGACGCGAGCGGCGCCGCCACCTCAAGGCCTGCCGCGCCATCGACGCGCTCGGCACCACCGAACCCACCCGACACACCCGCTGAAAGAGACCCATGTCCGACAACGCACAGCTCGCCCGCACCGGTACCGCCGGAGCCCTCGTCATCGGCACCACCGTCATCACCGGCTGGTGGCTGCTCGCCGCCGCGGCCGCCGTCGTGGCGCTCGGCGCCATCTGCATCCGCGTAGGCTTCCGCACCGGCCGGGGAGCAGGCGAGCAGTGACCAGACCCCTCACCGCCCACCGGCACCGCTCCGGCATCCTCCTCACCGGCGCGATATGCCTGACGCTCGCCGCCGGATGGGCCGTCCACCACGGCCTCCAAGCCGCCCACTACGGGCACGGCAGCAGCCGCCTGGCCGCCGTGTGGGCCGTAACTTTCCTGCTGCTCGCCACCCAGACGGCGATGTACCACGCCGAGCGCCCGCACCGTCTCTCAACGCGGGCCCACCGCCAGCTCGACGCGCTGCACGTCGCGGTGCTGCTGCCCGTCTACAACGAGGACGAGGGCTACCTCAGGCTCGGCCTGGAGTCGATGCTCGCCCAGACCCGCCGCCCCGACAGCGTGCACATCGTCGACGACGGCTCCACCCACGGCGACTACGCCACCGTGCGCGCCTGGTGGACCCAGGCCGCCACGGAGGCCGGGATCACCACCACATGGAAGCGAACCGCCAACAAGGGCAAGCGGCACGCCCAGGCCGCCGCAGTTGGGGCGAGTCCCCAAGCCGACGTGTACGTCACCGTCGACTCGGACTCCTGCCTCGCACCCAACGCCCTCGAGGAACTGCTGCTGCCATTCGGGGCCCGCTCGCGCCGCACACTCCTCGGCCGCCGACAGAAGCCCGTCCAGTCCGTCGCCGGGCTCGTGCTCGCCACCAACCACCGCACGAACCTGCTCACCAGGATCTGCGACCTGTGGCTCACCACCGGGCAGCTCACCGACCGCTCCGCCCTGTCCGCGACGGGCGCCGTCCTCGTCAACTCCGGCCCGCTGGCCGCGTACCGCGCGCCGATCGTCAGGGACAACCTCGGCTCATACCTCGACGAGTGGTTCATGGGCCGGCTCGTGAACTTCTCCGACGACAGCATGCTGACCCTGTACGCGCTCCTGCGGGGCCGGACCGTCCAGCAGCCGACCGCGGTCGCGTTCACCGCCCTCCCGGAACGGCCCCAGCACTTCGCCCGCATGTACCTGCGCTGGATGCGCGGCTCCACCATCCGGTCCGTGTGGCGCTTCCGCTACCTGCCCCTCACCAGCTGGCCCTACTGGGCGCACCTACTGCGCTGGTTCCAACTCGCCCTGTCCAGCGCCGTACTCGTCTGGCTGCTCATCGTCGAGCCAGCCGCCTACGACCGCACCCCGCCGGCGAGCTTCCTGATTGTGCCGTTCCTGATCGGCTGGGCGCAGGGCCTGCGCTACCTGTCCATCACTCGCAACGACGAGACCTTCGCAGACCGCCTCATCACCTGGCTGCTGATGCCGCTCGCCGTCATCTGCTCCTGGACGGCGCTCCGGGCCATGCGCTGGTACGGCATGGCCACCTGCGCCCGCACCGGCTGGGGCACCCGCCAGAACGGCGCCGAAGTCACCCTCGACGCCGCCCCGGTGCCGGACAACGACACGGAGCAGCTGCCCGTCATGAAGCTGCTCGACCCCGACTCCGAAACCACCCTCACCGTGCCCATCCCACGCCAGCGCACCGCCGTGCCCCAGCCCGAAGGAACGCGATGAGCCACCCGACCTTCCCCGAGACGTTCGTCGTGCAGCGCGACGAGGACGTCTCCGGTATCTCCGGCGAGGGCATCGTCGCCGAAGGCGTCCAGTTCTCCGACGGCTGGGTCGTCACCCACTGGCTCGACCAGCCGCCCATGAACGAGCCGAAGACCGACGTCTGGCACAACAAGGGCGCCGCCCCCTTCCGAAAGATCCACGGCCACGGCGGCAGCACCCGCATCCTGTGGGCCGACGAAGTCGCCGCAGCACGCCGAAAGGCCCTCGCCGATATGGTCGAGGCGTTCGACGTGCCGCCGGAGATATGCGGCACGGAGGCCGAAGGGGCCTACTGGCGACAGCAGATCGAGTGCGCCCTACGCGGGGCCTCCACCGAGATGCGCGTCGAGCACGTGGAAGACCTGCCGGGCGTGCCGGGGCCGGTCGAGTTGCGGGGCTGGCTGACCAGGTTCACCGACGCTGTGGTGCCCATCCTCACGGAGGTCCTCGAGCAGAGGAACCGTGCCAAGGGCGCCGCAGGCCGGGCCTACCTACTCGCCGACCGCTGGGAGGCCGCGCACGGCTCGTCGATGTTCCTCGTCCGGGCCGCCGGCGCCGAGCTGCGCGACGTCCTGGACGACTCTGGCAGGACGCGCGACAAATTCGTCCACGCGCAGCCGAAGGCGCAGGACAGCGGGCCGTCGGGGGTGGACTACGCGGCCACCGAGGCGACCGGCTTGCACCGGCCGGACACCAGGGCAGCGACCGAAGCGACCGACGGCTGCACCAACGCGTGCGAGAGCGCCACAGGCATACGCGGCCTACTGGAGCACGTCGGCATCGACACCACTGGCCGGGACATCACCGTCGCGGGCAACGTCGTCGACGCCGCCAAGCCCACCGCATGCGACGCCTACCAGCCCCCCACCGAGCCCGCCGACAGCGGATTCTGCGCCCGCTGCGGGATGTACGACTACAAGCACCACGCCAGGCCGGTCCGACGCCTCGCCGACACCCAACCGACGCCCACCGACGACGCCCAGCGCGCCTCGATCGCCGCCGCCCTCACCGCCGAGCACTACCGCCGCGCAGAGGCCCGCATCGTCGCCAGCCCGGAGGAGCACTGCGCGGCGATGGCCGACGCTGTGATGCGGGTGCTAAGAGGCGTCGACACCACCGACGACGCCCCGACGACGACCGCCCGACGCCCCGTCGTCAGCGTCCACGGCGCGCGTGACATGAGCCCCGAGGCGCGCGAGGCCGTCGGCGCCCTGGTCGACGTGGCCAAGCGGCAGATGACCGAGGCCCCGGCCAGCGACGAGGATGCGCAGCGCACCGCCCGCCGCGACAGCACCCGCAACCTTCTCGACGGCCTCGCACACCGCGGTTACCTCAGCAGCGACGAGACCGCCCTGCTCCGCCAGCACATCGACGCCGAGACCCGCGACGCCGACACCTTCCGTGCCGTCGCCCGAGCGAACCTGCGGCACGTCCAAGAGATGTTGCCGGAGCTGGGGAACGCCGAGGCCGCCATCGAGCGCGTGCGCGAGGTGCCGCCCTTCGTCGAGCGGGTCCTCGCACTGTCTGGCCCCGGGGTGTCGAGAGTCGCAGTGCAGCGCATCGCCGATCGGCTGCGCGCCGCCCTCGACGGCACCGAGCAGCCCACCAGCACGGAGGCGTGACCATGGCGCGCCGTATCAGGGCAGTGTCGGTTGAGCAGCTCCTCACCGACGCTGGCCACGAGTTCAGCAACTTCGATGCGCAGGCTGCGGAGTGGGACCCCGGCGTACGTGTGACGCAGGCCGGTCCTCGCCAGGTGAACGTCTTCTGGGACGGGCCCGGCGAGGCTGACCAGCTCGAAGTCATCACCGTGGAACTGCGCGGCGAGGGCTACCACGTCGTGCTCAGCCAGCAGGACCGCGGCGGCCGCCGGCGCCTGGAGGTGACCCGGCCATGAGCGACCGCCGCGTCATCGACTGCGAACTGCTGTGGGCGCAGACCAGGCGTACTCCCGGGCTGCTGCCCATCGTGCAGCGGTGGTGTCGCCTCAACGGCATCAACCCGAGCCAAGTGCCCGTCGACTCGAAGATGATCATCGAGGACAGCGCGTACGGGCTCGTCATCCGCTACGACGCCTACCTGACCACCGAGGACGGATACCGGTACGTCGACCCCAACAACCCCGACCAGGCGGCTGTCGAACCGCGCACCGCCGTGCTCGCCGTAGCGCCGCCCGACGCCTGGCTGAACCTCCCGGACGGTGCCCAGTGACCCCCACCGAAGAACTCCGCGCGGCCGCCGCCCGGCTGCGCGACAACCGCAACTGTGACGGCTTCCGAGTCGACTGCAACAGCCGCGAGTTGCTGGAGATGATCCGCGTCCTGCTGCGCGCTCGTGAGCCGCTTGCTGAGCTGCTGGAGACAGCCGTCAGCTACTTGGACGGCCACGACGGCATCGCCCACCCCACTCACCTCGCGCGCGCGGTGACTGTCGCCCGCGCCATCAACTCGGTCGCAGAGCCCGGCCCCGAACAGGACGGCCACATCGAAGACAGCCTCAGCGGACGCTCCTTGTACGAACAGCTGTAGCGCACCGCAGGCGAAGCGCCGTGACCTCGCTCGCACCGGAACCGAAGGCAGCCGCCACCCACGGCGACGCCGACCTCACGCACACGGTGTGCGACTGCACGCCGGACATCGCACTGTGCGGCACCGACGTCACCGACCAGCCATGGGCGGACGGCTCCGACGAATCGACCTGCGTCGTCTGCCGCGACCTCGAAGACCTGGACTGCCCGAGGTGCAACTGATGGCCACTACGAACCAAGGACCCACAATGCAGCCCCCCTTTACCCGCGGCTTCCGCCTGCACCTGGCCGGCGGCCGCATCATCCATGGCGCGGAGTTCCCCACCGGCCACGTTCTCGTCGCCGACGATCCCGAGTACGGCCTCGCCACGGCCGCCACCTCTCTCGACGAGCTGTTGAAGGGCTACCACGGCGCCCGCGTCGAGTGGCCCGGCGACCAGCTCGTGCCCACCGCACTGTTCCTGGACCTGGTGAACATCGCCAGCCACGTGATCTCGGGGAAGCCGCCGACCTACCGGCCGGGCGTGCCGTACCCCGAGCCGCACGCCCGCGCCGTCCTCGCCCAGCTCACTAAGTACTTGGGCTACGACGTAGCCGAACGCGCGGCCGAGCAGGAAGCCAACCGAGCACTCGCACGAGGGGAGACCCACCTCTGATGGATGCCGACAAGCGCGTCATCACCGTCGACCGGCACGAGTGGACGCTGAAGAGCCCCGCCCACCACACCGAGGTTGAGAAGGCGGTGACGGTCGCCGAGCACGACCGGGCCCGGCTTGCCTCCAGGGGCGTCCGCACCGGCGACGTCCACATCCACGGCGACGACACCGAGCTGGTCGTCTCCTTCGAGGCCGAGCGGCCCAAGAACCCGAAGCGCCACTCCACGGAGATCGCCGATGCCTGAACTGCCTTCCCCCAGCCCGTCCGCAGAGCCTCAGACCTTCGATCTGAAAATCTCCGAAGCTGCTATCAGCGAGGCCCTCGTGAGCATGGTCAAGCTGGTCTTCCGCCAGCCCGGCACCATGCCGGACCCCGCAGAGGGTCGCGCCTTCATGGACAGCTTGCGGAATGCGCTGCTCGCAGGCTCTCAGGCCTGCGCGGAGGTCAAGCGCATGCGCGCCGACCTGATCTCCCTGCGCGACAGCCACCGACCGCAGCCTCACGCCGACCCGTCGAAGCCCGGCGCCCTTTGTGCCGCCTGCTCCATGCACGGGTCGATCGTCGCGTGGCCGTGCGCCACCTGGTCGGCCGCCGAGCGGATCCTCACCCACGGAAAGGCCTGAGCACGTTGTTCGAGGCAGAACGCGTCGTGCTGACCTTCAAGCAGTACGCCCAGCAGTTCCTGGTGAACGAGGAGCTCCTCCTGGAGGTGGACGTCCGGGTACAGCGCGAGATCTTCGGCCAGTACCTGTTCCAGCTGCGGACGCAGCTTCTCGCCGACGACCTGCCGCCCGAGCACCTCACCGAGCGCGCCAGGGTGCCGTACGAGGTGCCCACCTCGACCTGGCAGATGTGGAAGAAACGTCACGCCCACCGCTGGTACGCCCGCCGGCTAGTCTCCCGCTGGCCGGTGCGCTACGAACCCGACCCGGACGGCCGCGGCACCGACGCGGTGTGCACCTTCGACCTGGAGCGGTACCGCATCTACCCGCGGGCCCGCGTGCACTTGCCGCCAGACCGGTTCGGCCGGGCGTACCTCGCGCACTCCATCCGGAACATCCGCTGGGACATGGACGGGGGCCCCAGTGCAGACGCTTGACGGCCTGGTCGCCGACCTCGTCGATCGCTGGACCGGCGACGAACAGCACCCCGGCGACGGCGGCCGCGGCCTGATCGAACGTCTCGACGAGCTCGCGCTGCGCACCGCGCAGCCGCGCGAGACGGGAGGCAGGTCTACGCCTGGGTCCCGGCCGCCGAGCTCTCTGGACGCTGTGCACTGGTCGACCGCGATCAAGGCGCAGGCCCGGGTCCTCGACATGCAGCTACGGGGTTCGACGCACATGCAGCGCTGGGACCGCGCACTGAAGGCGCTTCCGGCCGGGGCGGAGGCCACCGGACGCGTCGGCGAGGTCACTTCCACGGTCGGCCGCTGGCACTCGACCGTGCGCACGGTCCTGGGTCTTCAGTCACCGTCGAGGGAGATGCGCGGGGTGCGCTGCCTGGCGTGCGGCACGGGCAGCATCCACTGCCGCCCCGACGACGACCGGCCCCGCGCCTGGTGCGTGAACCCGGAGTGCACCGACGAAGAGACCGGCCAGCCCGCCCGCTACGAAGGTCGGCGCCTGTACCTGCTCACCACCAACAGCCCAGGGACGGCGGCTTCGGTCAACCCTCGTCAGTGAGCTGGCCTCGGGTGGGTGGGCGCCGGCGCTCGATGCCCGCCTCACGGGCGACGCGGCGGAACCACTCGTCGCTGTAGCCGGTGAGGCGGGCGAGGTCGCCGACGGTGGCGCCGTGGTCGCGCATCTCGCGGATGGCCATCTCGCGTACGGGGTCCTTGAGGTTGGCCAGCGTGGTCACGGCGCGACGGTTGCGGGCGAAGAGCTTCGCCGCGTCGTCGGGCGGGGTGTAGTCGCTGCGGGCCATGGCGCTCATGATCGCACGCCTGGCAGGCCACAGGGTTGGTCTGCGGAATGGTGTAAGCATGTCTCGTACACCCCTCAAAAGATCTTGTACTTTCTTTGACTTGTACCTTCCACTGGCCAACAGGTTGGCCTAATATTGGAGTTGCAGCAAGGGTCTCAAAACAACCGGGGGAGCCGTGAACGCGCAGGTCAACCGCAGGATCACCGTCGCCGAATATCTCGTGCAGCGCGGTCTTCCGGCTGACTGGCGCTTCGGGTCCCCGCTCGGGCGGATTGCCGCCGAGATCTACCGGCAGACCTACCGGCGCGAGCCCAGCCGGGCCTTCCGGTGGATCAACGGCCGCTTCCGCCCCGTCATGGCCTACCAGCCGTCCGAGGCGCACGTTCTCACCGCCGCGTGGGACCGGTACGGATGCACCGCCGACCAGCGGCGCACCCCGGCCGTCCGGACCAGTCGCCCTCGGTCGTACGCCCCGGTCAGCGGCGACGCCATGCGGTGGACGCCGACCGGCGGCCCCGTCCGTAGCCACCCGTAACCGCCCGCCCATCGACCGCCTGAGGGGGAGTCATGTCCGACACGCTGATCCGCTCGCTCGACCTGATCGAGCCCGGCGACCTGGTGCTCTACCACGGCACGTTCGAGTGTTGCCACGGCCTGTGGCTCGCCGTTCCCTGCCCCTGCGAACTCTGCCGCGTCGCTGACGACCTCGGAGTCCCCGACGTCCGCTTCGTCCTCGTCGACCCGTGGGGCGAGGAGCCGGGCCCGCACCACGTCCGCCGCCAGTCCATCACCCGCTCCGCCGCCTCCGGCTGAGCACCACCCGGGCCCGTAGCTCAGGGGCAGAGCAGGCGCCTTAAAAGCGCGACACGTCGCCGGTTCGAATCCGGTCGGGTCCACCACGACAGACATCAGCCACTCAGCAGGGGGGTCACCGTGACCATCGCCACCGACGTCAACACCGCCTTCCACGACGAGAAGACCCGCCAACTCGACGCCGCCCGCTCCCGCGAGCGCGCCTTCCAGGCCCGCATCGACCGGGGCGAGATCCGCATGGTCAGCGCCAACACCTACGAGGTCCTCACCGGCTGGGACCAGGGCGAGCAGTTCACCGTCTCCCGCAACCCGCAGGGCGAGATCGATGCGATCATCGCGAACCACGGCCTCGACACCCGCGCCGACGGCACCATCGCCCTGTACGCCTCATCCCCGGCCTGGCACGACCTCGGGCAGATCATCCCGGGCGGCACCACCGACATCGACACCGTGCTGGAGTTGTCCGGCCTCGACTTCGACGTCACCACCGTCCCCGCCCTGTACCAGTGGGACGGGAAGCTGCGGGAGCACACCGACCAGCGCCACACCGTCCGCGAGGACACCGGCGCACCCCTCGGCGTCGTCGGCCGCAGGTACCAGCCCATCCAGAACAGGGAAGGCTTCGAGTTCCTCCAGGAACTCGTCGGCCGCTACGACGTGGTGTGGGAGTCCGCCGGGGTCATCCGGGGCGGGCGTCGCGTGTTCATCTCCATCCGCCTTCCGCAGACCGTCACCGTGGACGCCGACGGCATCAACGACCGGATCGTCCCGTACGTCGCCGTGATGAACGACCACACCGGCAACGGCACCTTCCAGTGCGTCGTCACCCCCTGGCGGCCCGTCTGCGCCAACACCGAACGCTTCGCCGTCCGCGACGCGCACACCCGCTGGGCCGTCCGCCACACCAAGGGCGCCACCGACCAGATCAAGGAAGCCCGCCGCACCCTCGGTCTGTCCGTCCAGTACTTCGACCAGTTCGCCGCCGAGGAAACCGCACTCTCCCGCACGGACATCGCCGTCGCCGACTTCCACAAGGTCATCGCCGACCTGTGGCCCCTCGACGACGACGCCTCCGACCAGAAGCGCACCAACCACGCCGCCCGGATCGGCGCCCTCGACGACGTCTTCCGCACAGAGACCGAGCGGGTCGGCCGCACCGCCTACGCCGCCGAACGCGCCATCACCGGCTTCCTCGACCACGTCACCCCGCGCCGCCCCCCGAAGACCATGACCGAAGAGATCTTCCGCGCCACCGCCGCCCTCGAAGGCGCCGACGACGACACGAAGACCAAGGCCCACAAGCGGCTGATGCTGCTCACCCGGGCCTGACCAGACCGGCGGCCGGAGACTCCCCCCTCCAGCCGCCACCCCAGGGCCGCGCCCCGCACTCCCTCCCTGCCCTGGCGGGGTGCGGCCCGCACAACTCAACACCGAAGCGCCGTAGCTCAGTTGGCAGAGCAGTTCCCTTATAAGGTTCAGGTCGCGGGTTCGAGTCCCGTCGGCGCCACTCAAACACCCACCTTCTACTGGGAGTTGAGCATGCCTGACACGGTCGTTCCCGCCCGCCTGCCGTCGACGCCCGCCGAGGTTGCGGGCGCCGTCCTCGACATGATCGAGCAGTACCCCGATCAGTTCGACATGAGCACCTGGTTTTACCGCGCCAAGGGCTCCGTCCTTGCCCCGCAGGAGCCGGTCGACTGCGGCACGACGATGTGCGTTGCCGGGTGGGCCGCACACCTCACCGGCTGGACCCTGCGCGGTTCTCTCGCCCACAAGGGGAGCCAGGCCGAGTACATCGAGAACGTGGGGCGTGAGGCCCTCGGACTCGATGCGCACACGGACGGCCTCTTCTGGGCCAGCGCCGACGACGCCATCGAGGTACTCCGCGAGATCGCCGGACGCTGACCCACCGACCGCCCTGCGCACCGACTCGCTTCCCGCCGCCGGGCCCACACCGGAGAACCGATCATGCCGAAGCCTCGCCGTTCCCGAATGGCCCGCCCGCCCGCGCGCGCCGCCGCCCTGCCGCGTCACGGCGGACTGGCCATCCCGTGGATCACCGGTTGGTTCGACGGCCGGCCCTACTTCGGGGTCAACTTCCCGGTTCGCCGCATCCAGGCCATCACGCACCGGCTGTGTCAGTTCTGCCGTCAGCCGCTGGGGCGCCGCATCGGGCTGATCGTCCGACCCGCAGACAGCACCGTCGGATACGTCGACGAGCCCGGCATGCACCCCGAATGCCTGGACTACGCCGTCGCTGTCTGCCCGATGCTGAACGGCTCCATGGACCGCTACCGGGTGAGTCCGCCCGCCGCCGTGGCCGGCCTCATCGCGGTGCAGGCGTCGCGCGCTGGAAAGCCCGCCGAGGCCTACGAGGCCTGGTACATCACCCCGTCCGGCTACGAGATCGCGTACGGCGCTGGCGGAACGGTGCTCGGTATCCGCCTCGACGTGCCCGTGCTGATGAAGCGGCCCGTGCGTCAGGCAGCCCGGCCCCGGCTCACCGGCGAACACGCCGAGATGCTGCGCGCCGTGCTCGACCTGGAGCGCGGCGATGGCTGATCCGAAGCGCGAGCGCGCCATCACGGCGGCACAGCAGTCGGCCAGCGCGAAGTGGCGGCGCCAACAGTTCGCCGACAACCGGGACCCGGCCACCATCCCCCGCCCGCTCATGGTCGGCACACCGGACGACCTCCGCTGCTGGTGCCTGAAACCGCTCGGCCACGACTGGCCCGGCAAGGACGACGGCGCACCCCACCCACGAGAAGACCGAGGAGACCTCACACCATGACCGCCAGCCCGCCCAGCATCCCCACAGGGCCGGTCGACGCCGAGCCCGCCGGCTTCTACGCCCGCGACGCGCAAGCCGCCGTCCTCCGCGAGACCCTGACCGCCGCCGGAGTCGACCTCGGCGCGTACGACGAGCGCATCATGAACTGGCTGGCCGGTTGGGACTGGTCGACCGTCGCCGTCATCATCGCCTGGGTGGCGCGCGCCGCCTCGAGCCGCGAGCCGTCGTCCGCCGTCGCCCTGCCCGGCCGGTTCGACGCGACCCCGGCCCAGGTCGACCAGCACCTGCGCCGCATCCTCGCCGACGACACGTACCTGCGCTACCAGCAGGCCATCGGCGCCCTGGCCGTCAGCGAGGCCGTCGACGAGGTGCGGACGACGGACCTGCCCATGGACTACATCGACATGTTCGACAACGGCGCCAAGTGGGCTGCCGACTTGACCGACCCCGCGAAGGGCGGCGGACCGTACCCGTCGCAGCTTCTGTGCTCTCAGCACGACGGCTTCACGCTCTGCCCGGGCGCGCCCGACTGCCCCCCGCGCGACACGATCGAGGACCCGCGATGACGAAGCAGCCGACCGAGTCGTCCCCGCGCACGGTGGACTGCCCGCCGCCCCCACTCGGGTGCGCCGCGACAGCGGGTGAGCCGTGCCTGAGCCACGGCGGTACCCGCGTGCGCCACTCCTTCCACCAGGCCCGCACGGCCGCGTGGGAGGCCGCACGCATCGCCGCTGTCCCGGCCGCCAGGCTCGTCGCGGACGCCGTGGCCGAGCGGCGCATCCGGCACGCCCAGCACGCCGTCACCCTGCTCCGTGAGCACGGCCACCAGACCGAGGCCGACAAGTTGCAGAGCGAGGTGCGCGCCCGCAACGGGCTCATGTCCGCCAAGCAGTCCGCCACGTTCCTGCTCGACGAGGCCGAGAAGGGAGCTGGCTCCTGATGGCGTTCGACCCGAGCGACTACTGCTCGAACCCGAAGTGCGGGGGAGCGGCCAACGCCTGCGCCTGCCCCGCAGACCACAACACGCAGGACCTGATGCGCTGCTGTACCTGCGGCGGCCAGTGGTGGCGCTCGCACGGCGACACGTCCACCACCTGCGTGCACCCGCAGTGCCGCCAGGACGGATCCGTCGTCGTCCGAGCCGCCAAGTACCCGCCGGCCTACGACGAAGCCGGCAACCGGCTGGAGACCGGCGAGCCGGACGCCTCGGAGGACTGCGGCGCCGTGAGCCCCGACACCGAGTGCGGAATCTGTGAGGGCTGCCAGGAAGCCACCGCCGCCGACATCGAGGCCCAGTACGAGTCCGGATCGATCACGTACGGCGAAGCGGTGTTTAAGCACCACCTGAACGGAACGTGGGGCCGATGAGCACCAGTGAGGAACTGTCCCCGGAACAGCGGGCCACGCTTGCCGAGCAACTCGGCAGTACGCTGCCCGCGCGTAACCACCTGCTCCTGTCACTGGGAGAGTCCATCCGCGAGCGTCGCGGGATGGCTCCAGTGCTGCGACGCCTGCTCGACGCAGAGACCGAAGTCGCCCGTCTCCGCGACGAGCTCGACGAGGTGAGAGCCGAGCGGAGCCCGCTCCTGCGCTGCCTCATCGTGAAGCCAGAGCGGGACCGGGACCTGTACATCGGCTGGTCGAACATCGCCGAGGGCCCAACCGGCCTGTGGACCCGTGCCGAGGCCCTCGAGTACGGCTTCCCCCGCTCCCGGCTGGACCGCGCCGACAAGAACGGATCCAGCGATCTGTCCTGCGGGGATGGCCACTGGGACGACGAGGGGTTCATCGCCGAGCAGCGGGGTTGGCTGCGCCGCGGCCGCCTCGCCGAGTACGCCCGGCTGTACTTCGCTGGCCGACTGGAGGCCGCGTTCGACCTACTGGAGCCCTTCGAGGGCGAGACGGAGGTGCGCCGGTGAGTGACGTAGCACCCCTGACGCCGGAGCAGCAGGCGGAGCTCACTCAGCAGCTCGGCGACGCGAAGCCTGCGAGCAGCGGACTTCTCATGTCCTTCGGCGCGTCGGTCCAGGACCGGCGCGAGCACGACCACACCACCCAGCGCGAGGACTGGTACTGCCTCAACCTGGCCGCCTACATGGGCGAGCGGGCTGCCCCGATCCTGCGACGACTGCTCGACGCCGAGACGGAGCTCGCGGCTGCCCGCGCCCGCATCGCCGAGCTGGAGAAGCAACCGGCCGGGCCGTCCGTGGCGATGACGGACAGGCAGCTCGCCGAGGTGGGTAAGTCGCTGGCCGCCTACCAGAAGTCGCACGACCGTGGCGGCACGCTCGCCTGCTGCTCAGCGCACGCCGCCGCCGACCACGTGCCCGCGCTCCTGGCGGCGGTCCAGCGGCTGACTTCCGCACTGGGGCGCGGCGATCGAGCGACCACCCTCAGGGAGGCAGCCGCCGCCCTGCGGACCGAACGCCAACAGCACTTCACTCGGGACATCTTCTGCGCCGGCCTCGACCACGCCGCGAACCTGGTGCAGCAGTTGGCCGAAGAGGCCAAGAAGGACGTGCCGGTGCCGTCCGAGGCAAAGAACGAGGTAGAACAGTGAGTGCCCACGAGGACGCCGTCAAATCGCTGGTCAACGGCGGCTACGCACAACAGATCGCGCGCGAGATCCTGGCAGCCGTCGTCGCCGAGGACCGTGCCGAAAGCCAGCGGAGGTGGGCGGCGAAAATCCTCGAGGTTGGAACCGCGAAAGGCTGGTCGACGTGGGCCGCTGCGTTCATGGACCCCGACATCGAGTTCGTCGACACCGGCATGCCGTCGACCGAGACCATCGTCGCTGAGCTCAGGCGCCTGGACCGCGTCAAGATCCTCCGCGACGCCGCCAGCGCCATCAACAACTTGCCGCAAGACTATGAGTGCGACCCCGGACGGGGCGACGCGGCGAACCTACTGCGCCGCATGGCTGACGAAGCCGAGCGGGGGAAGGACACCAGCGGCGGCCGCCAGCTGCGCGAGGGCGAGTCCACGGCCGCTTCCGCCGCTTCGGCAGGCGACGACGTTGCTGCCGAACGCAACTGCCTCGCTATGGCCGTGATGTTCGCCCTCCAGTGGAAACCGGACGCGCCTATGGGTCTGCGTGAGGGCATCGAGGAGATCCTCTCGTCGATGCCCACGGTCAGGGAGAAGAGCTACCGCCTGGCAGTCGAACCGCTGGTCGTGGCCCGGTACGACGTGGCGATGGAGCCCGCGCCGGAGGAAGGGCCGGTGTTCACGATCGGCGCCGTCGCCGAGGACGGGCAGCCCGTGGCGTTGTTCTTCGACCAGGGGGCGCGCGCGAAGGTCGCGGGCTGGCTCGGCGCGGACCTCATCGCTGCCGACCAGCTCGCGCACTGCGCCAGTTTCGAGATCCCGTGGCCTGGTCAATGGAGGGATCTGCTGGTGCAGCGCAGCTACGCGGGCGGCGACCGGTGGATGATCTGCGACAGGGAGGGGCGCAGCTGGCACCGCGAGTTCGGCTTCGTGTACGAGCGCCTGGACCTCGACGAGCGCACCCGCACCGACACCCGGTTCCCCCTCGCTGAGGCATGGCCGTTGGCGCAGCGGATCGCCGCCGGAGAAGCGCCGGTGCGCGCCGAGCACGGTGAGGGAGAGCAGCCGTGAGCCTCTCCACCCTGCGCGGAGCCGTCGAGTGGTCCACCATGCACCCGGTGCCTGCCGCCCTCGTGGCAGTGCTGGCGCTCGCCCTGGTGGCCGTACTCGTCTGGACGGCCACCAGGGCCGTACGCGCCGCGCGCCGCCTGCCCGCAGAGGTACGGGTCGCCGCCCTCGGCGCCGCGGTGTGTACCGCGTACAGCGGGGACACATCCTGGCGGTTCGCTCGCGACCACCTCGGCATGGCCGACCTCACCGAGCGCATCATCATGTTCGGTGCCGGCGAGGGAGCTCTGCTCGCATGCGCCACGATGGCCCGCGCGAACAAGCAGGCCACCGCCACCAAGGACACCGCCGGTAGCGCAGGAGTTGCCGGCGCCTTGGTCTGGTGCATCACCGCGGTGCAGATCGTGCCCGCGTTCGTCGAGTCGGGCTGGGTGGGCGGCATTGTCCGTGCCACGTTCGGCCCGGTCATGGCTGGCCTGCTGTGGCACCTGGCGATGGGCCTGGAGATCCGCATCGTGCGGCCCGGCGCCCTGTCCACCGGCCTGCTCGCGGTCGTGGGCCGTGAGCTGCGCGAGCGGCTGCTGTCCTACCTCGGTCTCGCGGCCCGGGACCGTACCGCGGAGCAGATCACCCGCGACCGGGCCATGGCGCGCGCCGTACGGCTCGCATCCCGGCCGAAACGCGGCGCCTGGGGGCGCCGCCGCCTGGCGAACGCGGTCGCCAACGCCGGCGTCGGCAACGACGGGGAGCAGCGGCACCGGCTCCTCCAGGACCTCGCCGCCCTCCGCAACGCCGAAGAGCTGGCGACCGTACCCCTGCCGTCGCCGTGGTCGAGTACACCCGTACTCGCTGAGCCGTACCCGCGGACACTGCACGGCCTCACCGTCGCCCAGCTGCAAGCCATGGATCCGCTCGACGCCGTGCTTCGAGTACATGCCGCGCACCCCGAAGCGCCCCCGGCCGGACTCGCCAGCCTGTGCACCGAGTACGGCGTACCCGTCTCCGAGGCCCGGGTACGCGTGGCCCTACACGCCGTACCTAGGCCCACGGCCCCGCGACCGGCCGCCGCACCCGCCCACCCGCACCTCGTACCCGTACCCGACTCGGCGGAGGACCCCGTACCCGAGCGCTTCGGGTACGGGTCGCAGATCGGTGGCCTGCACCTCGACGTCGAGACCGAAGCAACGGTGCGCCGCGAGTTCGCCTGTGCCGTACCCGCCGCGTTGATCCCGGTACTCCGTACCCGGACCGAGGAGGAGGCCCGCGTCCCTGTGGGCACCAGCGCTGGGCCGGCCAGGGAACGCTCGGAGGCATCCGATGCCGACCGACCGGCAGCACGTACCCGGCCGGGCACCGACGAAGTACCCGGCGACGATCGCGTACCTGACCCCTCGGGTACGGGCGAGCAGGAGACCGAAGACCTCATTCAGCGCGCCCGGCTCGTCGACGCCGAACACCGCAGGACACACCGAGGACAGCCAGCGCCCATCCGCGTTCTGAAGAAGCAGCTGCGCATCGGCCAGGCGAAAGCCGAGATCGTGCGCGCCGCACTCAACCTGGAAGGCACCAAGCAGTGATCAGCACCGAGACCGTGGACGCGCTCAAGGACGAGCTCGTAGAACACCTCAGATCGCGTACGGAGTGGGACGAACAGCCCGCCCTGTTCACTCTCCACCAGGAGGGCCAGGGCGACGTCCTCCTGGTGCAGATCCCGGTGCCGGAAGCGCTCTGGGATGCCGGCGGGCACCCGCCGACAGTCGTCGCCTCGATCGCGGCGAGTGTGACCGGTTTGCCGCGCTGGCCCGACGGCTCACATCTGCTCGTCGCTCCCTGGGCGGGGCCGCTCATCGGGGCCGCGTTCCGGTACGAGGCTTACGCGGTCGCCTCCGACTCCCCGCACCCGGCGGCCCAGGAGGCCACGCGTCGCCGGACTGCTGGCGGGTCCGTTCCGCGCTTCAAGGACGTTCCTGGCCGGACGGAACAAAGGTGCATCACCGCGGTGGATGTGGATGGCGGCCGGTATATGGCGAGCGCCACCCGGATCACCGAGACCGAGCTGGAGGCCGCCGAACCGGTCGTCCACTACCTCGCGTTCGCTGACCCGAAGCGGGACACGTTGTCCGGCAAGGTCGTAGACGCCACCAATCGCCTCCTCAACGCCGTCAGGCCCGCTCCGACGAAAGGTTCCGCGCGATGAAGCCCGTCGTGTGCAACTTCTACATCCGCACCCCGGCCGGAGACGGCCAGTTCCACTACGACTCCGTCGACATCAGTAGTCCGCACCACGACGCCAAGATGCACACCCCTTACCCGCCGCAGGTCGGCGACCTCATCCACCTGTGGGACTTCGTCAAGAAGCAGGGCGGAACCTACGAGGTGATCGCACGGCAGTGGTTGCACTCCAGCTACGGATCGACGAACTGGCCCGTGCTGGAGCAGCAGCCGACCGTGGGCCCCCTCCTGGATCTCATCGTGGAGCCCGCCGAGGGCGTTTTCCGTGACGAGGCGCAGCGCCGGGACGGCGAGGAAGGCGGAAGTGAGTGAACTACCGCCCGTACCCCGACGCCGACCGCGCCCTGGCCCAGGTGGAGCGCGGCCGACTGCCCAAGACGCCACAGCCGGGGCCGTTGAATCCGTTCACGGCGACCGGTCGCGACCTAGGCGAAGCCTTCCGAGCCGCCTTCGGGCACCCGCGCCGGGCGGGGAAGTCCGCCATCACCGCGGCGATCGTCGACCAGGCCGTGAAGGCCGGCGAGCACGTTCACGTCGCCACACGGCGCGGTGTCCGCTGCGCCGGGGGAGCCGAGCAGCTGCTGGTCCTTGCTCGGGTGGTGCGCACCTGCGTGGCTGTGCCGTCGCAGTGGAACGCGTGGACCGTCGACGGCCAGTACCTCTACCTGCGGTACCGGTCCGGCATCGGCACCGTCGACGCCTATGACATCGAGGACTCCGACGCCTGGACGCGCATCCCGGACGGCGCGGTCGCACGCTTCGACACCGGCGACCCCCTGGACGGCGAGATGGACATCGAGGAGTTCTGCCAGCGCGCCAGCCTACAGCTGGCCGACGACGCGGAGGTGACCAGCAAGTGATCAAGGCATTGTTGCGTGAGGCCACTGGCGCCCCCGTCGTGGTCCTCGGCCTGTCCGGCGAGAACATGGCTCGCCTCATGGCCGACGAACCCATCGTGGTCCAGGTCGCCGAGCTCGGCCTGAAGCCCATGAAAATCCTCATCGTGGGCGGGCGCACCGAGGAAGCCATCGCGGCGAAGCTCGCCGAGCAGTTGGGGCAGCGACGAACGACCGTGCGCCAGGAGCCGGACCGGTGAGCGCGCCGCAGCAGCCCCGGCACCCGGTGCCGGACCACATCCCCGAGCATCTGCGCGAGGCCTTCGCGACGACGAGGGGCAGCGAGATCCCACCCCACAGCCCGTACCAGCGGGGCGACGCGGTCCAGCTGCACGGCTTCGGCGGTGAGCAGCCCGGCCATCGCCGTACCGGCTTCCGGGGCTGGGCCGTCGCCACCGTCGGCGCGACGATCCTCACGGGCATCACCACCGACGGCGAAGAGTGGTGGGAGTACTGGGGCCGTCTCCACCCGGACGGCCAACCGGTCGACCTCTGGCGCTGGTGCACCTGTTGCCGCGACGAACGCCGTGAGCTCCTTCAAGCTCAGCACGCCAAGCAGCGCGCACGCGGCGAACAACTCGACCTGTTCGGAGCCGCCTCGTGACCGCACCCCTTCAGGTCCGTCCCGCGACCTTCCCGCCCGTCGGCTTCAGCACCGCCCCGCCAGGCCGTGCGTGGGGCACCACATGCCGCCCCTGCGGCAGCGGCGGCGTGCCGATGCTCATCGCCCGCTCATCGACCCTCGACCGTGCCGGATGGCAGGCCTGCATGGCGGCCGCGCAGGCCCACATCACCCAGCACAAGAACGGCGGTCGGCTGTGAACCTCATCGAGGCCCCGGAGACCGACCTGTTGTGGCAGGGTCTGGTCATCGCCCACGAATCCGGCTGCCGGTGGATCGCGGTCCGCATGCTGTTCAACCACCGCCTCGTCTGCGTACCCGACGACGGCTCCGGCGCCGCGGCGTACGGCTGGTGCTACCGCACCCTGGCCGCGCTCATCGCTTCCGCCGCCGTGTTCGAGCCGAGCACGCAGGACGAGCCGCTCGGCTGGCACAAGCGCGCCGGCGCCGACGTCCGCCGGGCACCGAACCGCGACAACGACCCGGAGTACAACCGGCCGCGCTGCGTCCACGGCAGCTACCTCGGCGCCGACCTCTGCGACCATGCCGACGTCTGCCCCGAGATCCTCGGGCACGCCCCACGCAGCCCGGCGAGCCCGCGATGAGCGCCCAGGGAACGGAGGTCGCCGACTGGCGCACAGGCGTGGTGCGCCAGTGCGCCGACCTGTGCGACACCTGCATCTACCGGCCCGGCAACCTGGCACTCCTGGCGCCCGGCCGCGTCCAGGAGATGACCCGTGCGGCCGTCGCTGCTGAAGGGCACGTCGTCTGCCACGCCACCATCGGCAGCCCCGCTCCCGCCATCTGTGCCGGGTTCGCACGTCACCCGATCGGCGCCCACCGCTCCCTGGCACTGCGCATGGTGCGTGCAGGCGGCGCCGTACTCCAGCTCGTCACCCCACCCGGTAAGACCTGATATCCACTGATCCATTACGAACTCGTGCGTAACTCCGTACTATCCAGCCACACTTATTGCCTTGGGGGCCCCATGAACCGCACCCTGTCCGCCGTAGCGGCTCTGCTGCTTGCCGTCGGCGTCGGTGCCTGCTCAAGCGGCAAAGCAGACGAGAAGCCAGCCACGCAGGCTGCCACAGTCCAGGAGACACCAGCGGCCGACACTGAACAGAAGAAGCTGGGGGACGCCTACACCGACAAGCTGGAAGCAGTGTCGGACGGGGCCGTTGCTGACTGCCAGTCGCCCAGCAGCACGTCGTGTTCCAACGACCTCGGCGCCATCATGACCGTCGTCGGCGACCTGGAGGCCGACATCGAGGCCAACGGTGGCGCGGGGGAGTACCCGAAGACCACACAACAGATCGCCAAGATGCGCGCCGCTCAGCAGGAGTACGAGGACAACGCCTGTGAGGGCGATCCCACTGCCGACGACCCGAACTCCGACTGCTGGGGCGTCACGACTGCGACCGTCGGAGCCACAACTCTCACGATGACGCTGCTCACCGACGAGGCGTCCTGAAGCTCGACGCCTGCACCAGAGAGGATGAACCCATGACCGCAGAGCGAGTTCGTGTTCGTGTGCTGCTGTTGTTCGGGGACCAGGCTGAGATCGTCGCCGACGTCCCGCCGGAGGAGCGCGGTGAGCCGGAGCGCTACCCGGCCGCCGAGATCGCCGCGGCGGTCGGCGTGCCGGTCAGCGACCTGCCCGGCGTACGGCTGACCGCTGAGGCCGGCGAAGACGAGCGCCTGTCCGGATGGCAGCTCGCCTGACTGCTGAAAGGCCCTGATTTCACCGGAAGTCGGGACCAATTCCTCGCCCAGAAGTGTTGTAAATCAGTGCACGAAGGGGCCATAATAGAGACAGAAGGAACGAGGGGCCGGAAACCCCGAAACCTTCACCAACCATCACAACTCAAGAGAGGACGGACACTATGTCTGATGAGCGCGAGCGGGAGACCCAGGAACTGGGTAACGCGATCCTCACGATCTACACCCTGATCACCCGGGTCTGCGGACTCCTCCCCATCCCGATCAGCCTCCCCGACTTCGAGGAAGACCACCTGGACGGGGCGCAGATGATCGAAGCGGTCACCCGGATCACAGACCTCGTCGAGGACGAGCCGATCAGCGAAGACCTCCAGGCGGGGATCTGGGGAGGCTGCCTCCACTGGCTCTCAGCGGCCCACCTGTTCACCCGGTACATGGACACCGGAGAGCGGATCGTGGCCATGGAGATCAGGCTCAACCTGGTGACCGGCGGTGAGGTACTCCACGCAGTGGCTCACACGCTGATCGACCAGCAGGACGAGTGACACACCGAGCCCCCCGGCAACCAGCCGGGGGGCTCACCCGCAAGACCAAGACGACCGGCAGGGGCCGGGCCGAAGCCCACAGGCGCCTGCGCCCGCCGGAAAACCCCCACCGGTCACCAACCATCCACGAAGGACGGACACCACCATGGTAGACAGACCGACGGGCGAGACGTACGCGGAGATCGCCGCCCGACACGGCCGCGCCGAGACCACCATCCGCAACCAGTGGGCCCGCCACCCCGAATGGCCGAAGCCAATCGGCAAGCGCGGCCGAAACCTGATCTTCGATCCGGCCGCCGTCGACAAGGCTATCGCCGAGCACATCGAACGACCCGCCGCCCAGCTGGAGGCGCGCCGCCTCTACACCGCCCGCGAGATCGAAGCCCTCACGGGGGTCACGGCCGGGACCATCCGCGCCGACCGCAACCGGAGCCGCTGGCCAGCCCCCGACGACGACAGCGGACGCGCGCACCGCTGGTACGGCGCTACTGTGACCAAGGCTCTCACCGGACGGCGTGGATACCACAAAACGATTCCGTAGTCGTGATCGACAAAGCGGACCGCCGAAAGTGTGTAGCAGCCCCATCGACCCTGCCTCGGGCACCCCTGGCAAGGGCGGCACGGGATCCGAGGGTGTCACCGTTCGGAGGCATCGTCCGCGCGCTGACCGGTTAAGCCCGGCTTCTTCCCTAATGTGGGGGCATGTTCCTCGCTGTCGAGTATCTCGCTGGCGGTTGCACTGCTCCTGGCTGGTGGACGGCCCTTGGTGCCTTCTTCATGCTTGCCGGGATCGGCGGACTTGTCGGCGCCTTCATAGAAGGTGATCAGCCCTGGTGTGCCGGTTGCTTTGGGCTGGTGCTCGCCGTGGCAGGCGTGCTGATGCTGATCAAAACCGTTCCGATCCTGGCCGACGGATGCCCATGAGCAAGTCGGTTACGGGGTCAAGGCGAACCACGCTGCTGCCGAGCTTTCCGGCCAGACGTACCAGGGGGACGTACACCGCTGGCTGTTAGACGGGGAAGAGGTGACGCCGGTGGGGCCGAAGCGTGCCGCTCTAGGCAGTGTCCTGTCGATCTCGGCTGTCAGCGGTCACACTCCGATGAAGCTCACCGTTTCCGTCATGGCCGCCCGCCCGGTACGCAGCCTCGGCACGCCTTCCTTCTCAAATCCCACTGAGATGCCGCAGAAGAGCACGAGCCCGTCATCGGCTCCGACTATCTGGCTGACAGTCTTGCGGTACATGGTCCACATCACCTGGGGGCAGCTGTGCAACCCTTCCGCCCTCAGCAACAGCATGACCGTCTGCAAGTACATCCCCGCATCACCCCACTGGCCGGGCCCCATCGTCCGGTCGAGGTAGCAGAACAAGACGACCGGCGCCCCGAACGCCTCCGAGTTCAAGGCGGCGATCTTCTGGGGCCGGTCGGGGTCGTTGCGCTCGATTCCCAGGGCTTTGTACCGCTGGGCGGCCGCGGCGGAGAAACGGTCCAGATACGGCGAGGTCAGTTCGTCCGGGTACATCGGGTACTCCCGCTCATCACCCGGGTCTCCAGCCAGTGCCCTGGCGGTTGCGCGTCTCTTCAGTTCGGCCAAGGGTTCGCCAGTCACGACATAGACATGCCACGGTTGGAGGTTCCCACTGGACGGAGCCCGCGTCGCTGCGGTCAGCACTCGTTCGAGTACCTCCCTGGGCACCGGCTCATCGCTGAACGCCCGTACGGCCCGGCGACTGTCCACGGCCTCATACACATCCACGTCTTCGCGTCCTCTCATTCAACCGGGCCCCTCCACCGTATTCAGCGGTCAGCACCGAGCATCGCCAGAGGCTGGAAGATGTCCCGACGATCAGTCCAGTCGTTGATGGGACTGTGGGAGACAGAGGTGACTTGACGGATGCTCAGTGGGAATGGCTGGAGCCGCTTCTAGCAGTGAGCAACGGGCGTTGCGGTCGGTGGCGGGGTCACCGCCAGGTCGTAAACGGGGTGCTTTAGATGGTGCCTCCGTCACGCTGACGATCGACGTACCGGGCGCCGTACTGCCGAGACCAGTGACGCCGCCCGGATCCTTCGGCCTCCGGTAAGAATTCCCACCGGGGGTGACGCGCCGGGAATGAAGCCGGAGTACCCGGCGAGTCAGCCGTGAGCCTGAAGAGCGGACCCTGTCACCCCGCCCACCGAGAGGAGCCCCGCCCCTCATGGCGGGGCTCGCTCGGGTCAGGCCGCGTCAGGGCAGAACGTTGTGCCGGCGTCCACCCACTCCGCATACGCGTCGCCGTCCTTGCCGTTCCACAGGTCGGTGCCAGCGTTGCCCTTCACGAAGCCCTGCTGGGTGATCGTCCCGGTGAGCAGGTAGTTCTCGCCGTCGGCCGCGTTCAGGAGCGCGCCGCCGCCGACCGCGTCGCTGCACTCCATCACCACGTCGGACGTCTTCCACGGCCAGCCCTTGCCGTACGACTCGCGGTTCGCGATGACGCTTTCGTCCAACTGCTTCACCGTGTGACCGGGGAACAGCGCCTTCGCCGTGGTCGAGGGCGTCGCCGCTGGCTCGCTCGGCTCTGTGGTGGTCGGTGCTGCGGTGGGTGGCTCGACGGTCGGTGTCGGCGGGGCTGGCCTAGGTGAGCTCGGCGAGGGGCTGCTCGCTGGCGAAGTGGTCGGCTTGCCGTCCCCACTGTCGGAGTTGGAGCCGCAGGCCGCGCACACCGCGGCAACCAAGGCTGTGGCAAGGAGGGTTCTGAGGGGCTTCACAGCAGCACCATGGCAGCCGCATCACCGGGCGAACGTGATGTGACCCACCTGTGACGGCACGATCACCGATCTGGAACCAGTCAGGGGAGCAGAGGCTTCCGCAACAACCGGCGCACCCACCGCTTGCTCGACCACCAGGCGCCCCGATACACCTGCCACCACCTCGGCAGGTACCAGAGGTCATCCCGACAGAGGTCGCCGAATTCCCGCTGGGCATCGGCAACCCTGCTGACTGCTGCCTCCACCTCGGCGGGTCTAACGCCCATGTTGAGTTCGAGCACCTTGTTCAGGCGGTCCAGTACGTGATCGGCGGCCTGGAGGGGCGCAGGGTTGGCGACAAGCCGTAGGTCCAGGTAAGCCCGAAGCACGTCGCTCTGGGCGCTCTGCAGGGCGGCCACCGCTGCGCGCGCGGACTTGTTCGCGGCCCACGGGCGGTACGAGAGAGACCACCGCCCGTTGCCGAACCAGACGGTGTGCAGATGTTGCTCCAGGTGCACGACGGTGATCGCGCTGTAGGCCTCCGTCACCGCCTCTTGAAACCGCGCGTACACCTGACGCCGCTCGTCCCTACTCCCAAGCCGAACACCGGACTTGGACTGGAGCTGCTTCGTGACGACGCTCCCGACTGTCTTCGCCAGAGAGGAAACGCCTACGCTCAATGGATCAACCACATCGCCAGTCTGCACCCTCAACGCCGCCGATACCCCGCACAGTTGCCGATGCCGCAGGATGATCTACCAATCTGGGACGAAGTAGTAGGCCACTGGTAGTTCTGGGAGATCGCGCACACTGGCCCAGTGAAGACCGAGATCCTGCGCCGTGTCGCCCGTCGCTGCTCCACGCACGACACCCCCTCGCAGAAGAAGATCCGCGACCTGGAGGTGGAGCTGGGCCTGGAGCCCAGTGCACCCAGCGGAGACCTTGTCGACCAGTTGGCCGATCCCAACCTCATCGACTGCGGGAAATCCTGGTGCAAGATGCGGCGCGCCTGAGAACCGTAGACGGTTGCCCGCTTTCACGCTTTCGAATCCAAGGCAACCAGGCACACTGAACACGTGAGCACCACCATTCTTGCCCCGCTCGACGACCCCGCCTACACCCCGCAGCACCCGCCCCTCGAGAGCCAGGTGCCCGACGTCATCACCAACTGGGGGCCCCGCTCGCAGCTCCGCTGGTTCCGGCGCTTCGGCCAGCAGCTCGGCCCACGCAAGGACTGGGACCGCTACTACTGCCAGTCCGAACACCACCCTGGCCTGTGCTGCTCGTCCTGCGACGACGAGTACGAGGCCGCCACCGGCGTCCGCTTGGACGGCTGGTGCTGCTGCCGAGACCAGCGGAGCGCACCATGAACACCCCGCTCGGCCGGGACGGCCGCCCCCTCATCACCACCGACATGGCCGCCTACTCCCTCGGTAAGACCCCCAAGCAGTACCGCGACTGGGCACGCCGGCACCGACTCACCCCGGCCGGCTCCCGACCCAACCCCGTGCGCGGCCAGGCCCTCGCCCTGTGGGACCTCGCCGACATTGCTCAGGCCGTACGCCCCACCACCCCCGCAGCCTGATCTGTCAACACCCCTGACCAGCAGGTGCTTGACAGAAGATCACTGCGCGCTCATTCTGTGAGACGGTGGCACCGCTGTCGCGAAGGTCTCAGACCCCCACCATGCCACCCCATCCAGCCCGGCCGCCGCGCCGGGCTTCGCCATGTCGGGAGGTCGGCGTGCAGCAGGCCCGGATCATCCGCTACGCGGCCCTCTTCGGGAAGCACTACGTCTGGGTGCGCCTGCCTGACGGGACACTCGCCCTCCACCCCGACCCACAGCCCCCTGGCCAGCGCCCCACCCACTGACCAGCCATGCCCCAGCTCACCCCGCAGGACATCGCCCGCCGCACCAAGCAGGCCCGCAGCGGCCGCCCCTGGCTACGCCTCCAGGCCCAGGTCTACGCAGAAGAGACCCACTGCTGGATCTGCCACCGCTGGGTAGACCAGTCCCTGCCCGGCACCACCCACCCCATGGCACGCACCGTGGACCACGTCCACCCGCTCTGGCTCGGTGGTGACCCACTCGACCGGTCGAACTGCCGACTCGCACACCGACGGTGCAACACCGCGCGAAATAATCAGCTGCGCGCCGCGCAGCGGCCGCGCCCCACCTTCACCGTCGACGTCTCGGCCCTCTGACCCCTGGCCGGCCCCCTGGCCGGCCGCGCTGCGCCCAGACCGCCCCGCTCATCCTCCCGGCCATGCCCCGCGGCCACCGCTCAGCCGGGCCCACAGGGCCAGCCGGAATGTGATCAAGGCTCTGAGCTGCGGAAACGCGTGAAGTTGATCAAATGCGGGTTCAAGATCCACTTTTTTTGATCAAGGGGTGGCTGACCCCGCGCCCAACTCAAAAAAATATCCCCCCGCAGAAAAACGGCAGCCGTCTTCCCGGGGTGGTGATCAAGATGGAGGTACCCCCTGGACTGGGGGAGCGAGGCCGGCGGATGTGGGAGGAGTCCCTGGCGATCTGGTCTCTGACTCCGGCGCATCTGGTGCTGCTGGAGGAGGCTTGTCGGGTCGCTGACCGGCTTGACCTTCTGAACACCATGTTGCTCGCGCTCTCCGGGGATGTCAACCCGGATGTCGCGCAATTCGCTGATATTTCGGGACTGTTGGCGGAGTCTCGGCAGCAATCCAGTGCTCTCAAGTTGCTGTTGGCGGAGATTCGCCAAGGTCAGACGGGTTCTGTCCCGGCCAAGGAAGAGCCGGCGGGGGGTGTGGGTGTCTCCGACCTCACCAAGCGAATCGCTGACCGCCGCCGCCAGGCCGAGGGTTGAGGTCCACCCGCCGTACGCGTACACGCTCGGCGCGGAGGCCTGCACCCTCGCCGCGCGCGCCGGCCTCATCGCGGATCCGTGGCAGCGCGACGCCGTAGACCTGCTGCTGGCCTGCCGGGACGACGGCAAGTGGGCGTGCTACGAGTACGCCGAGCTCGTAGCACGCCAGAACGGCAAGGGCGGCATCCTCGAAATCCGTGTGCTCGCCGGGTTCCTGCTCCTGGAAGAGCAGCTGATCCTGTGGTCGGCCCACGAGTACAAGACCTCGATGGAGGCCTTCCGGCGCGTCCGGGCGCTCTTGCGGAAGCTCGGCAAGCAGGTCGGGAACAACGAGAACCTCATCGAGGTCGACGGTGTCCTGATCAAGATCTCGAACACCAACGGCGAAGAGGGCTTCGAGCGCCTGGACACGGGCGCCCGCATCAAGTTCGTCGCCCGGTCGAAGGGCAGCGGCCGCGGCTTCAGCGGTGATTTGATCATCATTGACGAGGCGTTCGCTTACACGCTGCTCCAGCAGGACGCGCTCACCCCGACCCTGAGGGCCCGCCCGAACCCGCAGATCATCTACACGTCGTCGCCGCCCCTCGACGGCGCCAGCGGGGACGTGCTGTACGCGCTGCGCGCGCGAGCCGAAGCAGGCGGGGACGACTCGCTCGGGTACCGCGACTGGGGGGCCGAGGGCGACCTGGACCATCTGGAGAAGGTGGACCTTGACGACCGGTGCCTGTGGGCGGCGACCAACCCGGCCTGGGGGCGACGCGTCACCGAGGAAGCCACGCTGCGCGACCGGCGAGGCATGAGCCCAAAGGGCTTCGCCCGGGAGATCCTCGGCATCTGGCCGCGCCGTTCGCAGGGCAACGCCGTCATCGACCCGCGGCTGTGGGCCACGATGGCCGACGAACACTCCCAGCGAACGGCCGCCGGCGGCGTTGCGCTCGGCGTCGACATCAGCCCCCTGAGGGACTACGCCGCGGTGTGCGTGTACGGCGTCCGCGCCGACGGCCTCGGTCACGTGCAGCTCGCCGACTACCGCTCCGGCACGAAGTGGCTGATCCCGCGTCTCGTCGAACTACGCGATGCTCTCGGCCCGATCGCGCTGGCCATGGGCCGCGGCACCCACGCCTTCCTCGACACCGACCTCAAAGAGGCCGGGTTTCAGTTGCCGGAGGACAAGGATGCGCCCGAGGCTGGCGACCTCGCGGTGACCGGAGCGATCGAGATGGCGGCCGCCGCGGGCCAGGTCCTCGAAGGCGTACGCGAGCAGGCGTTCCGGTACGTGCCGAACGAGCACCTCGACACCGCGGTGGCCGGCGCGAAGACCAAGCAGAGCGGGGACACCATCGCGTGGGCGCCGGCCGGATCCGACGTCGAGATCAGTCCGCTGGTCGCCATGTCCGTGGCCCGCTGGGTCTACGTCAGCCGCTCCTTCCTCCTGGCGGGCCAGCAGTACGACGTCCTCGCCTCGATCTTCTGACCCCGCAGAACCACAACGGCTCAGCTCCCCAGAACACGGCCAGAGCCACAACGACGCCTGGGAGGGAGCCGCATGCGTAACCCCTTCCGGCGCTTGGGCTGGACACGCGGCGGCAACGGAGCGGCCCGGGCGGCCGCCGAGCAGCGGGACCTGGGTCCCGGTGACGTCTCATGGCCGGTGGATGACCTGGCGGCGCCAGCCGCGGTGTCCGAGCACGGCGCGCTGCGGCTCACCCCGGTGTTCGCCGCAGGGCGCCTGCTGTCGACCTCAGTGTCATCGCTGCCGATTCAGCAGTACCGGCGTGTCGGGGATGCCACGGCGAAGTTGCCGCTCAACTCGCTGTTCCAGTCACCCTCGTCGCAGGGCACCATTGACGACTGGCTGAAGCGGGCCATGACCTCGCTGGTCTACCGGGGCAATGCGGTCGGCTTGGTGACGGAGCGGGACTGGCTGGAGTTCCCGACCCGGATCGAGTGGCTGAACCCGGCCCACGTGTTCGTGCAGGACAGCATGCCGTTGGGCCAGCGCGGCTCGTTCACGGATCCGGTGTGGTCGTACTGCGGGGTCGAGATCCCGGCGTACGACATCGTGCACATCCCCTGGATGACCATGCCGGGCCGCGTGTGGGGCCTCTCGCCCATCGCCGCCTACGCGGTCACCGTATCGACGGGCCTCGCGGCGCAGCAGTTCGTCGACGACTACTTCCGGGCCGGCGGCCAGCCGCCCGGCCACTTCCGCAACACCCAGCAGACCGTGGACCAGAAGGACGCCCGCATCATCAAGCGGCGCCTGGTGCAGTCGATCCGGTCGCACGAGCCGATCGTGTACGGCAAGGACTGGGACTACACGCCGATCACGATCAGCATCCAGGAAGCCCAGTTCTGCGAGACGCAGCGGCTGACCGCGACGCAGATCGCCGCGATTTACGGCATCCCGCCCGAGAAGATCGGCGGCGAGACCGGCGGCTCCTACACCTACAGCTCGCCCGAGCAGCGGCAGATCGAGTTCATCCAGGACGCCCTGCTGCCCTACCTGGTGAGCCTGGAGAACCACCTGAGCGCGCTGCTGCCGCGCGGCCAGTACATCAAGTTCAACGCCGACGCCCTGATCCGCGTGGACATCCTCACCCGGCACTCCGTGTACGAGAAGCAGCGCCTCATCGGCTCGGCCAACCTCGACGAGATCCGCGCCCTCGAGGACCAGGCTCCGCTGCCCGACGGCAAGGGCCAGGACTACACGCCGCTGCCCATCCAGGCCGGCGCCAACATCACCGTCCCACAGATCCGCGGCGACCGTCCGCCCCACGATCCGGGGCTTCGCCTCGTCACCACCCCGAGGGGGAGGAACCATGGTTGACCGTCTACAGCTGCGGGACTCGCCGGAGCGCCGCGGTATCGCGTCCGGGCAGTTCGAGCTGCGCGCGCAGGGCGGGCAGTTGCTGCTCACCGGCTACGCCAGCGTGTTCAACAAGCCGTACGACGTGTACGGCGGCCCTCCGTACGGCTGGACGGAAGACGTCGACCCGCACGCGTTCGACGTCACCCTCGGGGCCCGTGCGGACGCGCACCTGCTCATCAACCACGAGGGCATGCCGTTGGCCCGCACCAAGTCCGGAACGCTGAAGCTGTCGACGGACACGACCGGCCTGCACGTGGAAGCCGGCCTGGACCCGTCCGACCCGGACGTGCAGCGGCTCGTGCCGAAGATGGGCCGCGGCGACATGGACGAAATGAGCTTCGGCTTCCGCGTCAAGAACGACGAGTGGAATGAGGACTACACCCAGCGCCGCCTGCTGGAGGTCTCCCTCCACAAGGGCGACGTGTCCGTGGTCAACTTCGGCGCCAACCCGGCCACTTCGGTGCAGCTCAACAGTCTCCGTGGCGCGCTCGAAGTGCTGAACGGCATGGAGTACGACGCAGCAGTCGGTGAGGTTCGGTCGGTGGGTGGCCAGGACGTCTTCGCCGAGGTCAGCCAGGCTCGCGACGTGCTAGTGAAGCTACTCCGCGAGATCGCACCGAAGAAGGTCTCGGGAGATCGTCTCTCTCTCGTTCAGGCACGCGCCATCGCCGAGGCAGGGGGCGACCTCGATGTGAAGACCGCGCCGCAGATCCCGTCGCACAGCACATCCGTCACCAACGACGCCTTCGACCGCAGGGACGCCGCCGCCGGCGCGGCGAGCGCGGCCGGCCGGCCGGTCGTCCTGCGCTACATGCACGCCTGGGTCGACCCCGACGGCGACGAGAACGACCCCTCCAGCTACCGGTTCGCACACCACGAGCCGCGCATCGGGGCCCCGGCGCACCTGCCCGCCGTCCGGCACGCGCTGTCGCTGCTCCCGCAGTCCGACATGCCCGCGGAGCAGAAGGCCGCCATCGAACGGCATCTGCGCCGCCACCTCGACGACGCCGACTGACCGGCGCCACCTGAGTTTCCCGTGACCCAGCTCGGGTCACGGCCGCTGTCGCCCGCCTGGCACTGGCGCTCGACGGCTCATCACGGCCTGGCACTGGCCGCCGTCATGATCCGTAACGCCAGAAAGGCACGCTCATGGATGAGCGATTCCGGCGGCTTGTCGCCCGGCGCGAGCAGACCGCCCGCGAGCGCGAGGAGATCCTCGCCAAGCGCAAGGCCATCACCGACCTCGCTGAGGAGGAGGCCCGCGAGGACCTCCTCCCGGAAGAGGACGCCGAGTTCCGAGAGCTGACCTCTCAGGTCGCGGCGAAGGACGACGAGCTGCGTCAGCTCGACGAGCGCATCTCGGAGCTGTCAGAGGAGGCCGAGCGCAACCGGACCGTCACTGAAGGCGCGAAGGCCGTCCAGCGGGCCAAGGCCCGCGTCACCTCCGTCAACGAGGCCCGCATCTACGAGAAGGGCAACGGCCGTTCCTACCTCCAGGACCTGGCCCGAGTCCAGCTCAACATGGACGCCGACGGCGGCGCCCGCGACCGGCTCGTCCGGCACGCCCAGGACGTCGCGACCGACCCGGAGTACCGCGACCTCAACCGCACCGACGGCAACGGCGGCTACTTCGTCCCGCCGCTGTGGCTGATGGATCAGTACATCGAGCTCGCCCGCGCCGGACGCGCGTACGCGAACGTCGTGAACAACCAGCCCCTGCCCGGCGGCACCGACTCGATCAACATCCCGAAGGTCGCCACCGGCACGGCCACCGGGACCCAGACGGCAGACAACGGTGCCGTTCAGGAGACTGACGCCACCGACACGTTCATCAACGCCCCGGTCCGCACAATCGCCGGCCAGCAGGACGTCGCCATCCAGCTCCTGGACCAGAGCCCCGTCTCCTTCGACGAGGTCATCTTCCGCGACCTGGTCGCCGACTACGCCACGAAGACCGACCTCCAGGTCATCTCCGGCTCCGGTTCTTCCGGCCAGGTCACCGGCGTGCGCGCCACGTCCGGCATCACCACCATCACGTACACCGACGCGACGCCCACCGTCGCCAAGCTGTACTCGAAGATCGCTGACGCGGTGCAGCGGGTCCACACCCTCCGCTTCATGGCTCCGACTGCGATCGTGATGCACCCTCGCCGGTGGGCGTCCCTGCTCGCCGCGTCCGACTCCAACGGGCGCCCCCTGGTCGTCCCCGAGGCGGGCAACCCGCAGAACGCGGTCGCCACCCTCGGCGTCGTCGGCTCCCAGCAGGTCGTCGGCCAGATGCACGGCCTGCCCGTCATCACCGACCCGTCCATGCCGACCAACCTCGGCGCCGGCACCAACGAGGACGTCGTCCACGTCATCCGGGCCAGCGACATCCTCCTGTACGAGTCGGGCATCCGCTCCCGCGTCCTGCCAGAGGTCGGCTCCGGCAACCTCACCGTGCGCCTCCAGATCTACGGCTACCTCGCCTTCACCGCGGCCCGCTACCCGGCGTCCGTGGTGGAGATCGGCGGCACCGGCCTGGTCGCGCCGTCGTTCTGATCCACTCCGGGGGCCGGGCTGGCGCCCGGCCCCTTCCAGGACAGGAGCTCCATGCACGACGAGCAGCAGTTCACACGGCACGCCGACCCCGGCTGGTTGTCGTGGGACGAGTGGTCGCCCGAGCAGGACTTCTGCCGGTTCGTCGGCATGCTCCAACGCATGCTCCAGCCCCACACCGTTCTGGAGACCGGTGTGGGCATCGGCCGGGTCACCAGCCACCTCGACCTGACGGCCTGCGAGTACCTCGGCTTCGAATCGAACCCGCAGTGGCGCCAGCCGCCTGCCAGCTGCGATGCGCCGGGACCGGCGGCCGCGCAGATGGCGGCCGCCGACCTGGTCATCCTCGACAGCGACATCGAGGTCCGGTTCGCGGAGATCGCACTGTGGGCCGAGCACGGCAAGCCCGGCTCGGTGGTCCTCGTGCACGACGCCGGGAACGGCCACCACGCGGCGACCGTGCACGCGCAGATCGGGTTCGCGTGTGCGCAGACCAACCAGCCCGGAATGATCCTCCGTAACCCGCGGGGCGCGTGGCTGGGGATCCACTCGTGACTGATTTTCCGCGCCAGACTTATGCTGCGTCTCCCACTGCCACGATGGGCAGCATGACAACGAAGTGGCAGTACGGCGAGCTCAAGGTCAACTACCCACCAGACGGGACCGCCACCGGCACCTGGGGAGACGGCACGAACGCCGAGTCGTTCGACGGTCTCCTGTACCTGGCCAAGCTCAACGAGCTCGGCCATGAAGGTTGGGAGCTGGTGAGCACCTCGGCGGACCGTTGGACAGTCAACCTGACACCGCCCCCCGACACGATGTACGGGCCATCCCCGGTTCAGCCGCCGCTCGAATTTCGCTCTCTTACTTACACCCTGAAGCGCTCCTACATCGCGTAGTCCCTGCCCAGTCCGCACGTGCGGCCCGACCTTTGGGGGGCCGCCGTGCGCGTAATCGGCCTGCTGTCCTGGTACGAGGAACCAGCCTCCTGGCTCGCCGAGTGCGTGGCCGGTCTGGCCCAGCTCTGCGATCACCTCATTGCCGTTGACGGCCCCTACGCCCAGTTCCCCGGCGCGATCCGCAAGCCTGCATCCGGATCCGAGCAGGCCGACACGATCGCCCGGGCCGCGGCGGGCGCAGGCGTCGGCTGCACCATCCACGTCCCCCGTCAGCCGTGGTGGGGCAACGAGGTCGAGAAGCGGGACTACATGTTCCGCCTGGCGATGACGATGGCGCAGCCCGGCGTGGACTGGCTGCTGCGGGTCGACGCCGACGAGGTGTTCACCCGGGTGCCGTCCGACACCCGGGCGCTACTCGCCGGGACGGACCGCGACGTCGCCGAGGTCACGATGTGGGAGCGCGGGGTCGACGACGGCCAGGACTCACAGTTCCCGATCCGCGTCGCCTTCCGGGCCCTACCCGGCATCCGCATCCAGCAGGCCCACTACGTCGTCACCGTGCCCGGCCTCGACGGCGGCACGCGGGTCCTGGTCGGCAACGACACCGTGCACAAGGCCGAACTGGCGCTGCCGTTGTGGGACGTCCGCCTGGAGCACCGCACCCGGCAGAGGCCCGCGATGCGCCGGGCTGCGAAGGACCAGTACTACGCCCAACTCCCCGAGATTGAGCAGGTGAGCCAGCTGTGAAGGCCATCGACGACCGCTACAAGGCAGCGATGATCGACGAGTACGAGTCGTACATGCGCGCCAAGCGCACCAAGGACGCCCAGCACGTCGCGAAGACGCTGCTCGACACCTACGGCTACGACGTCACCGCGCAGGAAGAGCCCGAGAAGGAGCAGGCCGCCGAGCCGTCGGTGGCTCCGGAGACCACCGCCGCCGCTCCGCCGCCGGAGGCCGCGGTGGAGCCAAAGGCGCAGGCCCCCCAGCCGAAGACCAACCAGCCCCGCACCGCGGCGAAGAAGGCGGCCCCGTCGAAGCCCGCCGCGTCGAAGAACAACTGACCCCACCCACTGATGACGGCCTGGCCCTCGACCCCTTCTGGAGGTGGCCCGTGGGCGTGGTGAGCCTCGCTGACGTCAAGAAGCAGCTGAACATCGCGGCCGACGACACCAGCGACGACGTCGAGCTTCAGGGATACATCGACGCTGCGACCGTCCCGATCGAGGATCAGCTCGGCCAGGCCGTCGAGCAGCGGACGTTCACCGACCGGCTGACGCTGCCCAGCGGCGGCGTGCGTCACTTCCTCCTGGAGACCGTGCCCGTGGTGTCCCTGACGTCGGTGGCGTCCGTCGACGGAACCACCACGTGGGACGTCTCCGGCCTGGACGTCGACGGGCCGTCCGGGGAAGTCACCGTGGTCAGCGGCTCGTTCGTACGCGGCCAAGTCGACGTGACCTACGTGGCTGGTCCCTCGACCGTCCAGCCGAACGTCCGGCTCGCCGGGCTGATCATCATTCAGCACCTGTGGGAGACGCAGCGCGGAGCCATGGGTGTCCAGCTGGGCGGCGACAACGAACCGTGGATGCCCGGCCGGGGCTTCGCGATCCCACGCCGCGCACTCGAACTGCTCGGCCCACCACTCCCTGGAGTTGCCTGATGCCCTGGACCTCGAAGGTGCCTGACGCCGTCGATGCCCTCTTTGCCGCCCTGAAGATCGCCAGCGAGCTGCAGGGCGTCACCGTCCGGGACGGGGCCTCCACCTCGCAGGCGAAGGTCATGGAGATCGTGTCCGTCGGCTACACCGGTGAAGAGGCCCAGACCGACGTCGAAGCCACCCTGACCCCCGAGGGTCTCGCGCGGGCAACAGACCGGGAGCGGTTCACGATCCGCTGCGCGGTCGCCGTCCTCAAGGGCAGCACCGACCTCCCGGCCGCGCGTCGGCGCGCCTACGAGCTGCTCGCCGCGGTCGGCGACGTGCTGGCCCGTGACCGCACCCTCGGTGGAACCGTGCTCCGAGCGATGATCGGCACGCATTCCCTCAACCAGGACCAGACCGACGGCGGCGCCCAGGCCGTCATCGTGTTCGGCGTCGACTGCGAAGCCTTCAGCCGCTAGGACTTGGCCCAGCCCCGGCGGAAGCCTGCGGCGAAGCGCCGGCCGAGGACGACGAGTACGCGGACGATGCCGGCCACAACCGCGAGCGTGACCGCGGCGTAGAGGACGGCGAGGACGGCGAGCACCACGAGCCCGGCGAAGCCGTGGCCCTCATGTGCGACGTCGTGCCAGCCCCAAGACGGGGCCGTGACGAACCAGAAGCGAAGAACCCCCATGGCGGGATGGTCCCGTGCGGCTGAGGAGCCGTCAACCAGAACAGGAGCAGTGAATGGCCACGCTCACAACGCGGGTCGTCCCGCACGCGGGTCTCGTCGTTGACCGAACCACCGACTATGCGTCCGCGTCCGGGGGCGGTGACGCGTGCGCGACCGGATCCGGTGTCGTCCTGCACGTGATCAACGGGGACGCGGCGTCGAAGACAGTCACGCTGAACGTGCCGACCGCGACGAAGATCGACGGTGACCTGAGCATCAGCAACCGGGCGGTGGTGATCGCGGCGGGCAAGGACGCGCTCATCCCGGTCGGGGATCTGTTTGCCGATCCGACGACTGGCCTGGCGTCCATCACGTACTCGGCCGTCACCAGCGTGAAGGTCGCCGTCCTCAGGATCCCGGCGTCATGAACGGCACCGTGTGGATGCGGCATCCCGAACTGCCGGAACACCAGCTCATCGAGGTGGCCGAGGAAGCCATCCCGCACCACTCGCGCAGCGGCTGGCAGGTCGTCGACCCGGAAACCGCTCAGGCCGCCGTCGCCGAGCGGCAGGCCACGTTCTCCCAGCCCGAGCCGGACAGCGTGGACGAGCCGGCCGTCGCTGGCCCCCGCGAGGCCCCAGAGGAAGAAGCGGCCGCCAAGGAGCCGGAGGCCGAGCCGAACCAGGAGGCGGAGCCCCAGGCCGAGGCCGCGCCCCCGAAGCGCCGCCGCCGCGCGGCCACCGCCGACCCCGAGTAGTCCCGCCCGCCCGAACCGCCAAGGCCCCGCATCTGCGGGGCCTTTCGCATGACCACGAAAGGCCAGGCCATGGTTGCCACCCCGATCGCGGCGACGAGCCGCTACATCCCGCCGGGCACCACGCACTACTACTACGTCGCCAGCATCTCCAACAAGAACGCGCCGACCCGTCCCGAGCTCGACGCCGGCGTGGACCTCACCTCGGAGATCGCCGACGTGTCCGGTTTCTCGACGACCTCGGAGCAGAAGGAAACCCCCGACCTCGGCTCGCGCTTCGTCAGCAAGATCCCCGGCCGGATCAGCGCCGACGACAGCTCGATCACGATGTACATGTCGTCGACGTCCAGCGACGTGCGGACCCTTCTGCCCCGCGACACCGCCGGGTTCATCGTCGCGTTCTCCGAAGGGGACGTGGCCGGCCGGAAGATGGACGTCTTCCCGATCAAGGTGTCCGCGCAGCCGAAGAAGCGCGACATCGAGGACGTCGCCACGATCGAGATCCAGTTCTCGATCACGTCGGTGCCCGCCGAGAACGTCACGGTGCCGTAGCCGTGGCCGTGGACGTGGAGCTGCGGCGCGGCAGCGAGCTCGCGCGGATCTCCCGCGCGCTGAACCGTATGGACAACCCGGAGCTGAAGAAGCGGTTCCGAGGCGAACTGCGTGCCGCTGCGCAGCCGCTCGTGCCCCTCGTCCGCAACTCCATCAAGTCGATCCCGTCCCAGCGGCCCTACAGCAGCGAGGGCCTGCGCGGCCGCATGGTCAAGGCCACCCGCCTCGAGGTCCGCACTGTGGGGCGGGACGCCGGTGTGGCGATCCGGGTCGACGGCCGCAAGATGCCCACCAAGATGAAGGCCCTGCCGAAGGGCATGGAGGGCACGAAGCGGTGGCGGCACCCCGTCTTCGGCAACCGCGAGGTGTGGGTCACCCAGCCGCCCCGCCCCTACTTCTTCCGCGTCGTACGCCCCGCCGGTGCCGCCTCACGCCGCGCCGCGAGCCGGGTCGTCGACTCCATCACCCGAGACATCACGTAGGAGACCCATGTCCCTGACCGGAGCCCAGATCCTCGACGCCGACGACGTCCAGATCAAGCCGGTGCCCGTCCCCGAGTGGGGTGGCGACGTCCTCGTGCGCGGCCTGACGGGCATCGAACGCGACGCGTACGAGGCGTCCATCCAGCAGATCCGGCCCAAGCCGGACGGCACGAAGGAAGTCGTGTTCGTCCGCGACAACGCGCGCGCCCGCCTCCTGGTGAAGTGCCTCGTCGACGACCAGGGCGAGCGGCTCTTCAAGGACAGCGACGCCCCCGCGCTCGGCAAGAAGAACGGCGCGATCATCGACAAGCTGTACGACGTCGCAGCTGAGCTGTCCGGCCTGTCCGACCAGGCACGTGAAGAGATCGAGGGAAACTCCGACGCCGCCCCGAGCGGCGATTCCAGCTCCAGCTCGCCCGAGACCTCGGACGAACCCGAGCCGAGCTCCTGAGGAGCATCAGCTCCTACGAGCTGAGCGAGTGGATGGAGCTCTACCGCATCGAAGCGGAAGAGCGCGCCGAGGAAGAACGCCGGGCCGTCGACGGCGACCAGCGCAAACCCCGAAGTCTGTGAACCACGCACCGGCCAACCGGCCCTGACCCGCGCGCAGGCGCGAGAAAGGGGGCGGCGGGCGTGGCCACGACAGCGATCGTCTACAGCCTCATCGGCCGCGACCGGGCCAGCGCGGTGTTCCGACAGGTCGGCCGCTCGGCCAGCCGCCTGGAGTCCACCACGGCGAAGGTCGGCGCCGCCCTGAAGGCCAGCATGGCCGTGGGAGCGATCGCCACGGCCGGACTCGGAGCCTCCGCCATCAAGGCGGCCGGTGACTTCGAGAAGAACATGAACCGGGTCGAGGCCCTCTCCGGAGCGACCGGCAAGCAGCTGAAGATGCTGCGCGACCAGGCGAAGGACTTCGGCCGCACGACCCAGTACGGGGCCGCTCAGTCCGCGGACGCCATGGCGCAGCTGGCGACCGCTGGCCTGAATGTCACCCAGATCTACGGCGCCATGCCGAGCGTGCTGTCCCTCGCGGCCTCCGAGCAGCTGAACCTGACCAGGGCTGCGGAGATCGCGACGAACGTGCTCACCGGCTACGGCATGAAGATCGGGGAGATCCCGCACGCCGTCGACGCCATGGTCAAGGCCTCCGTCAAGGCCAACACGAGCGTCGACGATCTCGGCGAGGCTTTCAAGTACAGCGGCCCCATCGCCCACCAGGCCGGGATCCAGTTCGAGGAGGCCGTCGCCGCGACAGCCCTCATGGGCAACGCCGGCATCAAGGCGTCCATGGCAGGCACCGCGCTGCGCGGCGCCATCACTCGGCTCCTGTCTCCCACCGAGAAGATCTCGACCACGCTCGAGGACCTGGGCGTGAACGTGGCGACGTCGGACGGGAAGCTGCGCCCCCTGACGCAGATCGTCGGCGACTTGGCCAAGAAGGGCGCCAAGACCGGAGACATCATGACGATCTTCGGTCAGCGTGCGGGCCCCGGTATGGCGGCGCTGATCCAGCAGGGCTCGGACAAGCTCGCCGGGCTGACCAAGGAGCTGGAGAACTCCGGAGGCACCGCCGACCGCATCTCGAAGATCCAGATGAAGGGCTGGAGAGGCGAAGTCACCAGGCTGAAGAACGCTTGGGAAGGCCTGATGATCGAGATCGGCGACACCGGTCTCCTCACCGGCGCCACCAAGGCCCTCACCGGGGTCACCACAGGAGTGCGTGGCCTCGCCGACTGGGTCAATACCGACGGCATCCCCGCAGTGAAGAACTTCAGCACCACGGTCGCGGGCATGGTGCCCGTCGAGTCGATCAAAGAGAAGATCGGCACGGCGAAGGCCACCGTCACCGACTTCTTCGCAGGGCTGTCCGGCAAGGGCATGGTCAACGTGTCGATGCCCCGCGTCGACGCGGCGCCGGAGCTCATCCCCAAGTCGAGCGCGGCGAAGGTCGGCCAGCAGATCCGTGACGCCTTCTCCGGCGGCCTCCGCGGCATCGACTGGACGAAGATCGGCGGCGCTCTCGGCTTCGGCCTCGCCAAGGCCATCGGAGCCGCGGCGAAGGGAGCCGCCCAGCTCGCCACAGCGTTCGGGTCTCTCCTGGCCAAAATCGACTGGGTGGGCATCGGCATCGCCCTCGGCAAATTCGTGCCCAGCCTGCTCATCGGTCTGGTTGTCGGCCTGCTCAACTTCGACTTCGGCAACCTACTCAAGGGCCTCGCCGACCACTGGCAGGACGTGCTCCTGGCCGTCGTGTTCGTGGCGTTCCTGCCCGCCAAGTGGGTCGGCGCGATCGGCAAGGCCCTCGCGAAGATCCCATTCCTGGGCAAGCTGCTGTCCTGGGCGTTCGAGATCTTCGCGCGGTTCTCGAAGAACATCGTCGGCTGGGCCGGGAAGCTGCTCGGCGGGTTCGGCCGCGGCTTCCTCAACGGGCTCAAGTCGGTCTTCCCGGGGCTCGGCAGGTTCCTCACCGAGGGCCTCGGCAACCTCGCCCTGAACATCCTCGCTTACACCGGCCGCCTGGGGGAGTTCGGCGTCCGCCTGATCAAGGGCCTCGGCTCCGGAATCATCAAGGGCGCTGAAGGGCTGGGCAACTTCATCGCCCGCATCATCGGCCCCATCCTGAAGCCCTTCGTACGGGTCGGCTCCTGGCTGCTCACCAAGGGCATCGAGCTCGTGCGGGGCTTCGGCTCCGGCATCGCCACCGGCGCCCGCGCGATGTGGGGCTTCGCCAAGCGGTGGATCATCGACCCGATCGTCAACGTCTTCAGGGGCGCCGGATCGTGGCTTTGGTCGAGGGGCTCTGCTGTCGTCTCCGGCCTGAAGAACGGGATCGTCAACGGGGTCAAGGCGCTCGGCTCCTGGGCCAACCGCACGATCGTCTTCCCGATCATCAACCGGTTCGCCAGGGCCGGATCGTGGCTGTGGACGAAGGGCTCGGCCGTCGTCTCCGGTCTGAAGAACGGGATCGTCAACGGCGTCAAGGCGCTCGGCTCGTGGGCGAACCGCGTCATCGTCCAGCCGATCGTCTCCCGCTTCACCGGCGCGGGCTCCTGGCTGCTCTCACGCGGCCGGTCCGTTGTCTCTGGCCTGAAGAACGGCGTCGTCAACGGCGTCAAGGCGCTCGGGGCCTGGACGAACCGCACCATCGTCCTGCCGATGGTCAACACCTTCCTCAAGGCCAACTCGTGGCTCGTGTCGAAGGGCTCAGCGCTGATCACGGGCCTGAAGAACGGCATCGTGGGCGCGGTCAAGGGCATCGGCTCGTGGATTAAGAAGAGCCTGATCGACCCCGTCGTGAACGCGGTCAAGCACTTCTTCGGGATCCACAGTCCATCGCGAGTCTTCGCGGGCATCGGCGGCCACCTGGTCTCCGGCCTGATGAAGGGCATGGCCACCACCTCCGGGTCGGCGATCGCCAAGACCGTGTTCGGCGATCTCCCTTCGGCACTCGGCGCCATCGTCAAGAAGGGACTGGTGTCGGTCGCGAGCCTGCCCAGCAAGGCCCTCAGCGCCCTGGGCGGCCTCGGCTCCAAGCTGGGCGGTTTCTTCAAGGGCCTCTTCGGCGGGGGAGGGGGCGGCAAGGGTGTCAGCCAGTGGGCACCGCTGGTCTCCCAGGTGCTGGCGATGCTCGGCGCCCCGGCGTCCGCGCTCGGGCCCGTGCTCAGGAGGATCCAGATCGAGAGCGGCGGCAACCCCAACGCGATCAACCTCTGGGACAGCAACGCGCAGGCAGGACACCCCAGCCAGGGCCTCATGCAGACGATCCCGAGCACCTTCGCGGCCTACGCCGGCCCGTTCCGCTCCCGGGGCATCACCGACCCGCTCGCCTCGATCTACGCAGGCGTCAACTACGCGATGCACCGGTACGGCGGCAACTGGATCTCGGTGATGACGAGGCCCGGCGGCTACGCCAAGGGCACCGGCGGCGCGAAGCCGGGCTGGGCCTGGGTGGGGGAGAAGGGCCCGGAGCTCATCAACCTCAAGGGCGGCGAGGACATCATGAGCCACCCGGACTCGATGGCCTTTGCCAAGACGCACGGCATCAAGCTGCCCGGCTACGCCTCCGGCACCATCTCCAACGCAGCGGACCGGCAGCGGCGCGCCCGGCAGAAGGTGGAGGACGCCAAGGACGACGTGGCCCGGGCCAAGCGCCGGCACAAGGGGCTCGCGGCCGCGCAGAAGCGGCTCGATGCCGCGGAGAAGGAACTCAAGGCCGCGAACATCGCGCTGGCCAACGCCAAACGGTCCGCGAAGACTTCGATCTCGAACACGATCAAGACGGGACTGCTGAAGACCCTTCAGACCGGCTCGGCGTCGAAGATCGAGTCGGCGATCAAGAGCCTGGCGACGAAGCTCCTCAACGCGGGCGTCGACAAGACCGCGGCGAGCATCCAGAAGAAGGGCGACAAGCTCCAGTCGCTCGCCAACCAGCGGGCCAGCATCCACAGCCAGATCGCGGCCGCCAACAGCTACGCCTCCGACCAGGCCGGGAAGATCACCGACTTCCTCAGCATCAGCGGCACCTCCGCGACGAGCGTCAGCCAGCTCATCACCCAGATGGGCAGCCAGCAGAAAACCGCCAGCTCATTCGTCGCACTGACCAAGTCGCTGAAGGCCCGCGGCGCTTCGAAGGAGCTGCTTGATCAGCTGTCCGAGGCCGGGCCGGGCAGCCAGCTCGCCACGATCCTCGGCGACAAGGGCGTCACCACCCAGGACATCTCCAAGCTCAACAGCCTGGTCGCGTCCGGCGGGAAACTTGCCACCAGCTTCGGCCGCGACATGGCCGACTTGATGTTCGACACCGGCAAGCACGCCGGGGAAGGGTTCCTTGCCGGCCTGAAGGCCACCGAGAAGGACCTCCAGAAGCAGATCAACAAGCTGGCCACAGATCTGGTCAACCAGATCAAGAAGGCACTGAAGATCAAGAGCCCGTCGGTCGTCATGCGGGACCAGGTCGGTAAGAACGTCGCCCTCGGCATGGCGAAGGGCATCGACGTCCACGTCCCGCACGTCCTCGCCAGCGCGCAGCGGATGGCCGACGCTGCGGCCGGTGTGTCGACCCGCCGCGTGGTCATCCCCAGCCCTGCCAATGCCGCGTCCGTCCAGCAGGCCGCGGCCGTGCGGGAGCTCGCGGCCGCCGTACAGGCCGGGACGTCCGGGGGCGGTGACGGCCAGTTCGTCGGTGAGCTCCGCCTCGACAGCGGCGAACTGATGGGCCTGATCAGGGGCACCGTCCGACCGATGATCACGGCCAGCGAGAAAAAGCAGGCCTACCAGGCGAAGGTGGGGCCGCGCGGATGAGCATCTCGTACGTGTCGGCCGGGACGGTCGTCGAGCACGCCAACACGATCACACCGCCTCTGCCGGGCGGGTTCGCGGCGGGACAGCTCGCGATCCTCCAGGTCGTCTCCGGTCACCCCAGCGACCCCACTCCCTCGGCCCCTTCCGGCTGGGCCCTGGTCGGCTCGTTCGCCGGCGGCGGCGGCACCTTCGCCAGCGGCGCCGGTCCGCGGCGGCTGACCTGGTTCGCGCGGGTACTGCTCAGCAGCGACACCGCGCCCACCACCACGATCCCCTCCGGCGGCACCGGCTCCGTCATCGGCGGCTTCGTCTTCACACTGTCCCGCACCGGAGGAACCGGCTGGAGGTGGGCGGCCACCTTCGGCGAGGACACCACGTCGGGCACCGCCTTCAGCGCGGCCTGCACTCCCTCGATCACCTTCACGCCCGGTGACTTCGTCGCGCTCGGCTGGGGGCTCGCCAACTCCAGCGCCGGGCCAGGCTCCCCGGCCGTCACCGCCACCGGTATCACCTTCGCCACCGTCGACACCCGCCCCAACGCGGCCCACACCACCGGGTTCGGCGCGCGCAACGCACTGCGCTCCACCTCCGTCACCGCCGGATCAGCAACGCAGGCCCCGACGGTGACCGCCACGCTGACCGCCGCGTCCGTCGGTGTCGGCGCGGTGCTGCGCGTCCGGCAGGCCGGCACCGACATGGAGGCCTTCCCGCAGACCGTGTTCCCGCCCAGGAACCTGATCAGCACCACCGGATTGCTGGCGGACGACATCGTCACCGTGAGCCTGTACCGACAAGTCGACAACAAGCTCAGCCCGGTGCGCGCGGCCGTCGACGTCAACGTAACCGGCAGCGATGTCCTGTTGCGCGTGGACGCCGAGCAGCCCTTCGGAGTCGCGCACGAGTACCTGGCCATCCTCACCGACGTCAACGGCGCCCAGTGGAGCATCTACTCGAGCACCATCACCTCGACCGTCGACTCCGACGTCATCTCCGACGCCATCCGTGGCATCGGCGCCGCGGTGAAGGTCGAGTCGCCGCTGGAGTGGCAGCGCACCCGGGACGCCACGAAGTTGAACGCGGGCGGCCGCATCATCGTGGTGGGCAAGAAGCGGTCCTCGCCGTCGACGACGATGACCGTGCGCACCGTGACCGACGCTGATGGGGACGCCCTCAACCAGGTCCTCGACGACCTCAGCGAGGGCGTCCTGATGTTCCGCAAGCAGAACTCCCTGCCCCGCCTCGACGGCTACTTCGCGCTCACCGACGACCGCGAGGCACCGAACTGGTACGACGAGGTCCGCTGGTTCGAGCTGGAGGTGCAGAAGACCGAGGCGTGGCCGTCGATCCTGGAGGCCGCCGGCTTCACGCTCCAGGACATCGCCGACAACTACCTCACCCTCCAGGACATCGCCGACGACTTCACGCCCGGCACCCTGCTCGACATCGCGCTGTTCGACTTCGGGGCCTGACGTGCTGGACATGTCGGATGAGGCGCTCGCGGTCGTCGAGAGCAGCTTCACAATGGACGTGCGCGCCGAGTCCTGGCTCGGCGGTGACCTGCTCGCCGACTCGATCCCGATCAGTGACGGCGGCGAAGACCGGGACCGGTCGATGGCGATCCCCGAGCGCATCAGCCTGACGGTGCCGCGCCGCGACCGCGGCTACGACTGGGACCCCGGCACCGACCCGTCCCACCCGCTCGCCGCCTACGGGCAGCAGCTGCGGATCGACTACGGCGTGAACCTCGGCACCCACACCGAGTGGATCAACCGCGGCTGGTTCCTCATCACCGGCTGCGAAGCCGAGGGCGACACAGTGTCCGTCGAGCTCCAGGGCCTGCTCACCCTCATCGATGAGGCCAAGCTCGTCGCACCCTTCCAGCCGAGCTCGACCGACACGCTCGCCTCCACCGCGCGCGCCCTCGTCGAGCCCGCCCTCACCTGCCAGTTCGACGGGGCGCTCACCGACCGCCTCGCGTCGTCGTCGATGCAATGGGACTCCGACCGGATGGAGGCACTCAGCGACATCGCCTCCGCATGGGCCGCCGACTACCGGGTCACCGAGGACGCGCTGCTGCTGTGGGAGCCCCTCGACGACAGCGGCACCCCCGTCCTCAGCCTCACCGACGGCCAGGGCGGCACCGTCATCCGCTGGCAGGCAACCACCGGCCGCGACGGCGCGTTCAACGTCGTCGTCTCCCAGGGCGAGGACGCCAACGGCAACCAGATCCAGGGCGTCGCCTACGACTCGGACCCCAACAGTCCGTTCGTGTACGGCGGCGCGTTCAACCCGCTGCCCGTGCCGTACACGGAGTTCAGCCCGCTGCTGAGCACCGTCGCCCAATGCCGCAAGGCCGCACGGACGACCCTGCTGCGGCTACGCCGATCAAATTCCCGAAGACTGGGGGTGACGATGGTGCCGCACCCGGGCCTGATGACCGGCGACATCGTGTCCGTGACCGGACAAGGCCTGCGAAACCAGCCCTGCGTGATCGAGACACTGCACCTGCCGTACTCGCCCGACGCGATGGCCCTCACCGTGCGGGTCCTGTCCTCATGAGCCTCACATGGGGGCGCGGCACAGTCGGCACCCAGGGCAAGCTCACCACCCAGAACGCTCTCGTCGGCGTCGCCAAGTCGGCGAGCTCCAGCGGCGCCTGCCTGGCCGCCATCGCGGGGCTGTCTGTGGTCGTACGCGTACCCGTTGGCCTCACCGTCGCCAATGGCGACAAGCTCCTCGTGCTGCGCCGCGGCAGCGTCTACTACGCCGTCACCGTCCTCCAGGCCGCGCCCGTCGTCACCCCGACGCCAGCGCCGCCGACAGATTCGACCCCCGACCCGGGCGACAGCCCGCCCCCCACCAAGCCGACAGTCACGACTGGCACCCTCGTGTGCGTCCCCGTCGCGACCTCCACCTACCGGGACGGCTCCTGGCGATCCGACGGCGACCCCATCAACAGCTACGACACCTACCAGGGCCGCTACGCCGGCTCGTCCTTCGGCCGCATGACGGGCTGCGCCTTCTACGGCAGCAAGCCGAGAAGCATCGCGGGCGCCACCGTCACCAAGGCGGTCATCAAGGCGAAGCGGCTGTCCGGCGGCGACTTCGCGGCCCGCACCCCCACCCTCCGCCTCGTGTCCCAGTCCACCCGGCCCGGCGGCGCCCCCACCCTCAACGAATCGACCAGCGGTCCAGCGCTGGCCGTGGGCGCCACTGCCAACGCCTTCACGATCCCCAACTCGTGGGCCCAGGCCATGGTCGACGGCACCCGCGGCGGCCTCGCCATCTCCATCGGCTCCGACAACCCCTACATCCACTTCGCCGGGCGCGGCTCCTGGTCCGCCGCCTGGACGCTCACGATCTCCTGGAGGCGCACCTCATGAGCGACCAGACGACCAAGGGCATCGTCTTCCCGGAAAACAACGACCACACCCGCCTGTGGGAGCACTTCCAGACCCTCGCCACCACCGCCGACGCGATCATCCCCGGCAGCGTCGACGTCCAACTCTTCACGAGCTCCGGCACCTGGACCCGCCCGGCGGGCGCCCTCTGGGTCGAAGTCCACGTGCAAGCCGGCGGCGGCGGATCCGGCGGCGTCGGCGCCACCAGCTCCGGACAAGCAGCCTGCGGACCCGGCGGCGGGGGAGGCGAGTACGCGCGCGGCTTCTACTCAGCCTCGGCCGCAGGGTCCAGCCAGTCCGTCACCGTCGGAGCCGGAGGCACCCCCGGCGCCACCGGAGCCAACGCCGGTGGCACCGGCGGCACCAGCAGCTTCGGCGCCCTCATCACCGCCATCGGCGGCAGCGGCGGCCAAGGCGCGACCGCCACCTCCGCAGCCAGCCTCGGCGGCGCGAACGGCGGCACCGGCGGCACCGGCGGAAACTTCCGCATCGCGGGCGGCGACGGCGGCAACGGCCAGGTCATCTCAGCAGTGCCCGTCAAGTACAACAACGGCGGCAACAGCTTCTTCGCCGGGACCCGCCGCGCCACCGGTGTGGCCGCCACCTCGTCCGGCGGCCTCGACGGCTACGTCTACGGCGGCGGCGCCTCCGGCCCCTCCCTCGGAGCGAGCCAGTCCGCCCTCGGCGGCAATGCCGGCGGCGCTGGCGCCGTCCTCGTCATCACCTACAAGGCCTAAGGAGAACCCCCATGTCCCTCGACGCGCCCGTCGAGTCCGCAGGAGAAACGACCTGGACGGTGTCGGCCCGCCACGGCACCGCAGAGGCCGTCAGCCTCATGGTCAAGGTCACGGTCGAGGGCTCGGCCACCGAGCTCGACGGTGACGCAGCCCTCCAGGACATCGTCGACGCCTTGGTCTCGAAGCCGAAGTTCAACGGCGTCAACGGCACGAAGAGCTACACGAAGTACGCCACGCGGACGATGCGGCCCACCTCGTCCTGAACCATCTCAAGGAGAATCACCATGCCTCAGGTCACTCCCGGCCGCACCGTCCTCTACCGGCTCACCGAGGACGACGCGCGGCAGATCACCCGGCGCCGCACTGACAGCGGTGTGACCGGCAACTTTGTCAGCGAAGGCGACCGGTACCCGGCCGTCGTCGTCCGCATCTTCGCCGGGAATCCCGCCGACGTCTGCAACCTCAAGGTGCTCCTGGACGGCGACGACACCTACTGGGCGACCTCCCGCCATGAGGGCACCGAGCCCGGCACGTGGGCGTGGCCGGAGCGCGTGTGATGGCCGACCACGATTCCGCCCAGCTCGCCCGGGCCGCCTACGCCGCGTACGGCGAAACGACCGGCGGCCGCAACTACCAGGGCCAGCCCATGCCCGCCTGGGAGGACCTCGGCGAAGTGATCCAGCAGGCGTGGACCGTGGCCGCGACCACCGTCGCCCGGATCGTCACCACCCCACAGAGACCGGAGAACTGACCATGGCCACACCGCTCACCGCGGACCAGCTGGTCGCCGCGCTGCTCGCTGAGGGCTGCACCGTGCACCAGGTCAGCAACTGGCGGACCCACAATCGCAACAGCCGCGGAGCGTGGGGGCCGGTCAATGGCGTGATGAACCACCACACCGCCACCGGCCCCAACGTCGACATCGTCGACATGATCTACGGCGGTCGCAGCGACCTTCCCGGGCCGCTGGCAACCGGCTGCATCACCAAGAACGGCGTCGTCCACCTCGTCGCCAATGGCCGCGCTAACCACGCCGGTGGCGGCGACCCGAACGTGCTGGCCGCCGTGCGCAACGAGTCGTACGGCGACCGGCCGCCCGCCACCCACCAGCACGAGGGCTCCGCCGGAGCGGTCGACGGCAACAGCCACTTCTACGGCTTCGAGTGCGAGAACGAGGGCGACGGCAAGGACCCGTGGCCCCGGGTGCAGTACGTGGCCATGGTCAAGGCCAACGCCGGGATCTGCCGCGCGCACGGCTGGAGCCACAAGAGCGCGATCGGCCACCTGGAGTGGAGCGACTGGAAGCCCGACCCGCGCGGCTTCGACATGAAGAACTTCCGCCAGGACCTCGCCGACTGCCTCGCGCTCCCGCCAGGCCAGTGGGCAAGCACGCAAGGAGGCGACGACCACATGCCCCTCTACGTCAACCTCGGCCTCGACGACCCCGTGACGCTACAGCCCGGCGCGGACTGGGACGCCATCGAGTTCACCGCCGAGTGGACCGACGAACCCGGCGACCACGCCACCGACGGCTCCGTCTTCGTCCGTGGCCCGGCCCGCTTCACCGGCGAACTCACCCTCGCCATCACCGGGCTCCCGACCGGGCGCGAGCTCCAGGTTCGCCAGTCCGAGTGCGACTCCGCCGGCGCCTACGTCCAGGACCACCCCGTCGGCGAGGTCATCGGCACCGGCGGCACCAGCTTCGCGAAGGTCCCCGTCACCGGCCGCGTCGACTCCGGCCGCCAGATGCGGATCCGCGTGAAGGCCTTCGAGACCACACCGGTGACGATCACGAGCGCCGTGCTGAAGGTGCTCGTCTGGAAGGAGAGCTGACCCATGAAGGTGTCCCGCTACTGGAAGGCCATCGTCTCCGGCATGGCGGCCGGTACCGCTTCGCTGGCGACCGCGCTGAACGACGGCACCGTGACGGCCGGCGAAGGCGTCACCGTTGCCCTGGCCGTGCTCGGTGCGCTGGGCGTCACCTGGGCTGTGCCGAACCGGCCGAAGCAGCAGCCTCCGATCGCCGTCACTCCGGAGGCCTGACGCTGCCCCATGAGCGCGCTGGCGGGGAGGTGGGGGCGTGGACGCGGCCATGGTGACGGCGATCGCGGCGCTGATCGCTGGGCCCGTGGCCGCGGTCGCCGCCATGTACGGCTCGCGCGGCGCGACCAGGGCAGCCCGGGAGGGCACCGTCGTGACCGGATTTAACTCACTCACCGACCAGCTCCAAGAAGAGCGCGCCAACCTGCGTAGCGAAAACGCGACGCTGAGCAGCGAAAACGCGACTCTGCGCACTGAGCTCGCCGCGAAGGACCTGGAAATCGCACGCTTGCGGCTCCTGCTGGAGCAACGGGGGAGTACGCCGTGACGCGCACGCAGAACGTGCTGTACCGGGCTCGGCATCTCCTGTGGGCTCTGGCGATCCTGCTGTTCCTGGGCGGCGCGGCCGCCGTGTCGTGGCTGCTCGTCGACCGGGCGCAGCTCGCCGACCAGCTGGCGCGCGAGGCGGACCTGCGCGGGACCGCAGTATCGACGTTGGCCGGGGACGTGCGGGCCCTCAGGGAGCAGGTCCGGCAGGAAGGCGCGACGCCGGTCGCGCCGGACCCCACGAAGGCAGTCGAGGACCTCCCGGCCCGCAGCGAGGTACCGGTACCGATCCCCGGACCTCCCGGACCGCCCGGCCCTTCGGGTTCAGCCGGTCCGTCAGGTGTCCCCGGTCAGCGGGGCGCCGACGGCAAGACCGGGGCGAGTGGCGTGCCGGGGGCCGTTGGACCCTCAGGCCCCGCAGGACCGTCGGGGGCTCCCGGCGAGAGGGGCCTCGCTGGGCCGCCCGGGCCCGCCGGCCAGGATGGCGCGGACGGCGCGGACGGCCGAGACGGAACCAACGGCCGGGATGGACAGACGTGCCCTGACGGGTATTCCCTCCAGGCGCCCGACTACGACCCGGCCGCCCTGGTCTGCCGCAAGGACGGTGCCCCGCAGCCCGGGGACAGCGAGTCCCCCTCTCCACTCGCCCTCGCTCTGGACCCGCAGCGCCGCCAGTACGCCTGACCCAGCGACAATGCACCCCACCGCCTTCGGGCGGCGGGGATTTTTCGTTTCTCCGGTACGACATACCACTCACACGGGCGGCGCATCCGGGGAAACCCCTGATCACGCCCCGCCACGTGCAGCTATCAACAGCACATGCTCAACGCCATGTTGCGCGGCCTGGCTGCCGCCGCCCTCGCCGTCCTGCCCTTCACCGCCTCCCCGCCCGCCCATGCCGCAGAGACCCTGCCGCTGAGCGAAGCCGTCGCAAGCCTGCCCCTCGGGATCGAGTCCCGCGACGGCTACAGCCGCGACAGCTTCCGCCACTGGAACGCCGGCGACAACCCGTCCGACGGCTGCAACACCCGAGCCGAGGTGCTGAGCCACGAGGCTGTCGAACCGCCCACCGTTGGCCCCGGCTGCCGTCTGACGGGCGGAAGCTGGTGGTCCTACTACGACGCGACCTGGGTGACGTCCGCCTCAGGCCTCGACATCGACCACATGGTGCCCCTCGCCGAGGCGTGGGACAGCGGCGCATCGGCCTGGACCCCACAGCGCCGCGAGCGGTACGCCAACGACCAGGGCGCCGAACAGTCCCTGGTCGCCGTCACCGCCAGATCGAACCGAAGCAAGTCCGACCAGGACCCCGCCGAATGGTTGCCGCCGGCCGCCGACGTGCACTGCCGCTATGTGGCTGAGTGGGTGGGCACGAAGCTCCGCTGGGGCCTGGCTGCCGACGAAGTTGAGCTGGGCGCCCTGGAGAACGTGGCCGCGGCCTGCCCGGACCAGACAGTGACGTACGAGCCCGCCACGTAGGAGAACCGCCATGCCCCCGCCGCCCGAAGGCGGCGGGGGCATTTTTCACGTCCCAGGGGTTGCGCGCTCTGGACGCTATGAGGGAAGGTGACGGCCCTGCCCCCTTCAACTCCCCAGGTGGAAGCGGTGGCGCTGCCCCTGCTGACTCCCGAGCAGCAGGGGCTTAACCGTGCGCGCTCAGCCTGCCCAGCCGACGTCGTGCACCTCGATCCCAGCGGCGCTGCGCGCTGGCCATCGCCCACCCCGGACAGTCCGTCCCGCCCAGGTTCAGTTGAGGAAGGCGGCGACGGCACTGGCCACGGCGGTGGCGAGGGTGATGACTGCGGCGAAGGTGGTGGCGGCGCGAGTGAGGGCAGGGTAGATGGCGCCGCCCAGGGCTTGATGCCGAGAAGCTGCGGCTCCCGGGCCTACGTCGCTCTTTTTTCGGCGAGAACTGCTGGGACCCCGTTATGGGTGGGGAGATCACGGAGCAGGTGTGGGGTCACCTCGAGCAAGGGGTGGCCGTTCACAACAAGCCCCATCAGCATCCCGCGAAGCCGAGCGGGACTGATCGTTCGGAAGGTCAGGACCACCACCTTGGCCTTGCCCGGCCGGAATCGCGGCCCTGAGCGCGACTCGCCCACCGCCAACGGCAGTGTCACCCGAACGGCCTACATGCTCCCGCATCCAGCAAGCGCCGTTCGCCCGCCCGGACCAGTCTGGCCAGGAGTCTGCGCCACCGCATTCCCGTGATCACTGCTCCATCGGGAGGCGTCATGGTCGTGATTGTTCTGCTCCTGCCGGTGATGCTCGTGCTCATGCTGTTCGGGCTGGATGCCCTGGAGAACTTCTTGTTCCCCCAGCTCCCCGACCGATCCCCAACCGACGCAGGAGAACATTCGAAACCGCTCTGACCTGCGTCATCAACCCTGCTGGGTAAACGCGCAGCGCAACCCTTGAAACAGGCATTCAAGCCTCGTCTGCTTCCTGATCTGGGTGAACGTTGCCGAGGTCAACTGACTCGACGGTGATCTGAGCAAGGGCGTCCTGGAGTCGGCGGACGGCATCCTCCGCCTCCGCGTATTCCTCAGGACTGGAGAGGACAGTGCCGAAGGTGCCGCCGCCCTCAGATGGCAGGGCGCGCCAGCGCAGGACCGGTTCGAGCCCGTTGAGAGCACCGGAGAGAAACCAGGCCAGGCGGCCGTGAGTGCGCGCGAGCGAGATGGCCAGCACGGCGAGAGTCTCCCGCAGGTGTTCGAGCCGCTTGATCTGCGGCAGGGCCTCCTGGACGTCCTGTGGGCCGACAACGTCGCGCAGGCGGGCCTCGGTCTCAAGAGCGAGTACGCGGTCGCTCGGCGCGAGTTTCCACACCTGGTCTTGGATCTGCTGTTCGGCTTCCTCCGCCAGTACTGCGACGATTCTCCGCATGTCCATGCGGATCACTCTAAATGAATGGATCCCGCCGCCCGACACGACCGTGTTCGACTTCTGACCTGGGCTAACAATGTGCCACGGATTCGAAACAGGTGTGCACGGTTCTCCCAGGGTGTGTGCTGGGCGGCAATGTAGCGGGCTGACCGCTGGGTCGCTACCCGTCGAGGTAGCCGAGCTTGCTGTCCGGTCGGCATGCCCCGCAGGCCTTCACGCCGTCAGCGAGGGCCCGTAGTGCGTCGTCACGGCTGATGTCCCGGCGCCGCTTTCCGGAGTTCCAGCAGTCGCCGACGTGAAGCTGCACCGGTGGCGCGGACCGGTTGAGGCCGAGTTCGAGGAGCCAGTCGGGCGGTGCTGGCCGGGCTTGCTCGCCGCGCTGCCGCTCGGCCTCCCGGCGCTCTGCGTCCGCGATCTGCCGCTGGACCCGGTCGAGGGTGTAGAGGAGCCAGGTCTCCAGGGTGCGGAGACGCGGCAGATCCGGCGGCAAGTCGTTCACATGTTCGATTGTATGAGGTGGGCTGCGGCGGCGGAGTGCGGGGACGGGCGCACTGTGCCAGTGGATCTTGAACGGGTAGTCGGTTAGCGGGTGGCCCGTCGTTGCGCTTGCATACCAGGTCACGCCGCAGTGCCATGGGGTGACGACTCCATGGGTGCGGTCGTGAGGTCGGCCAGCTGCCATGTGGGGTGCACCGTGAGGCGCGGGGCAGAGCCATGCTCGACCGTCTGGAGGTCAACCGCACCGTCGGCCTGCGGGACGCTGCCCTTGGTTCGAAGCGCGCCCTCTTGTGGCGGCAGAAAGTCCGTGTTGATCTCGCGGGCAAGGGCCTGGGACATCATGTCCCGGCGGATACAGAAGGTGTAGTGCTTACGGTCCCGGCTTACCTTGACAGCGAAGGTGCGGAGCGGCAGCAAGGCAGGTTCCACGAGTTCATACTGGGTGCGGAATTCTGGCTCAGCGGCCGCCAGCTCGGGGCGCAACTCGAACGCGTCCGTGCTGGACAGGTGCCGAAAGTACTCGTCCAGATCCCGCAGCAGCTCGGGGTGAATGTGGCCAGCGAGGATCAGCTGGTCGGTGCGGATACTGCTGGAAGCGTGTGTCCAAGACGTGAGTATCAGGTGCGCATCCGGCAGTTTATCGGCGATCGCCCACGAGGCCCTGAATCTTGGCATACGCCTCACATTGCGCCACTCGGGGCGGCTTGTCCAGGTGGGCGCCACCCGGGCGAAACCTCTCGCTTCCGCCGTAGGCACTCCACAGATCTAAGCGCAGGGCCGACCCCCTAGGCTGCCAGGGTGATTGAGACCATCGTGTTCGACGTCGGCGAGACGATCACCAGGGACGACCGCTACTGGGCGTCCTGGGCCGACTGGCTGGAAGTCCCCCGACACACCATCTCCGCGCTGGTTGGGGCGGTCGTGGCCCGAGGCCAGGACAATGCGGAGGCGCTGCGCCTCGCTCGCCCAGGCCTCGATGTGGCCTCCGAGTACCACGCCCGGGAGGCCGCCGGCCGGGGCGAGCAACTCGAAGAGAGCGACCTCTACGAAGACGTGCGCCCGGCCCTTTCTGAGCTTCGCGAGCTCAGCATTCGCGTGATCATCGCCGGGAACCAGACAGCGCGCGCCGGTGAGCTGCTGAGGGATCTGGATCTGCCCGCCGACCTGATCGTGACCTCCGGGGACTGGGGCGTTGCGAAGCCGCAGCCGGAGTTCTTCGAGCGCGTTCTGGAGGTGGCGCAGGCCGCGCCACGACACACGCTGTACGTCGGTGACCACCCCGCGAACGACATCTTCCCGGCGCGGGCGGCCGGGCTGCGTGTCGCGCACATCCGGCGAGGCCCGTGGGGGCACCTCTGGGCAGAGGACCCGGATGTCGTGGCGGCGGCGGACTGGCGGATCGACACTCTCATGCAACTCGCGTCGATCGCCGGGAGCTGACACGGAGGAGGCCCCGCCGTCAACCAGTGGGGCCCTTTGCATACACACAGCGTCTCGGCGCCGGTACCGTTCGGAGTGGACGCCCGAACTGGAGCCAGCATGCCTGCACTTGCCAGCGGTGGAGTAGGCAGAAGGATCGCCTACTACCGCAGCGTCGTCCGCCCGAAGATGACGCAACAGGAACTCGCCGACGCCGCCTGTGTAGCGCTTGGCACCATCCGCAAGGTCGAGCGTGGTGAGCGTGGTGTCAGCGAGACCACGCTCGAAGCCATCGCTGGCGCCCTCGGCGTCGACCCTGCGCGCCTTCGGGCGGATCGGGGCCCCGCCCACACCGCCGTCCACGATGCGCTGCCCGCCCTGTCTGCCGCCATCGCCGCGTACGACATGCCAGCGGACGGTCCGATTCGCCCCCTGCACGAACTCCGGGCGGCCGTCGACCAGGCGGTCGGCTGGCGACTGGCGGCGATGTACACGCACATCGTTCAAACGCTCCCCGATCTTCTGGAAGAACTCGGCCGCGCCTACCACGAGGCCGCCTCCCACGAGCGTCCCGAGCTCGCTCAGCTGCTGGTAAGCGCCTACCGCTCAGCGGATGCAGTCGCCTACAAGTTCGGCGCCCGGGATCTGTCCGCGCGCTTGGTCGAACTCATGCGGTGGGCCACCCCAGAGGCCGGTGATCCGCTTCTTGCCGCGGCCGTCGCGTACGTACGCACCGAAACCTTCTTCGCGGCACGCGCCCACACGGCCGGACTGCGCGCCCTGGAAGAAGCCATCGACGCTGCCCCAGCGCCTCTCACAGCCTCAGAGATTGCTGCGAGAGGCGCCCTCCACATGAGGGCAGCAGTCATCGCCGGCCGCGCTCGCGATGCAGATGCGGCGGACACTCATCTCGCTGAGGCGCTGACCCTCGGGGAGCAGGTAACGGAAGGCGTCTACAACGGCACGGCCTTCGGCCCCGACTCCGTGCGCATTCACGAGGTGTCAGTCGCCGTGAGCCTCGGCAACGAACACGTGGGGCGCGCCCTCGACGTCGCCGCAGAGTGGAAGCCGCCACTCAATTTGCCCGCCGAGCGGCGATCCTCCTTCTACATCGAACTGGCCCGCGCCCAACTCTGGTCCGGGCTCGCAGACGACGCCTTCGAGTCCTTGAAGGTCGCCCGTAGCATCGCCCCGCAGCACACCCGGGAGCACCGATGGGTTCGCGAGGACTCGGGCACACTGCGCCGACTCAAGCGCGCCGACGTTGAATCGCTCACCAACTTCGCGGAGTGGTGCGCCGCTACCTGAGCCAACACCCCGACTACCCCTGGCTGGGGTACTTGTGGGGTTCGTTTGCCCCCACCATCTGTCACACGCGTAGGACCAGCAGATGGGACCGGGGATGCCAGACGCACTCCCGCTCACGCCGACAGTCATCGACGGCCGCGTGAGCATCGCTCGACTGCACGGCGAGGCCTGCTTCGACTGTGGCGCCGTCGCCAAGAACCTGCGCGTGGCCGGACACATCGTCGTCCGTGGCAGTACCCGCGTGTGGGAGATCGTCACGTGCGGATGCCGAAGGACGGCGGCATAAATGCCACGCCGAAGCAGACCCCCGCGATCGTGCGACCGATCCGGGGGCGTGGCCAACGCTGCTGAGGAGCGTCAACAATGACGAACGCTACAGGCCTCGCCGAACAGCGCCCACCCGGCGCGAAGATGACTATCAGGGTGTACACGGTCACGCGCGAGGGCATTGTGACCGCCCCGCGCGCCACGGTGACCGTGCCGTACAGGACTGTTCCCGCGTGGGAGCCTTTCCGGGCGGGTGCTGCCCGGTGAGCTGCACGGTGATGACGAGCAACGACACACACCCTCTCGACATCAAGGTGATGCGGGAGACCGCCGCGATCCTCCTCGAACCCGACGCGGCTCCGGAGGTCCTCGCGCCGCCCCCGACCGAGCTGGAGACGCTCATTCCCCTGCTCCGCAGTCAGCTGGAGTGGCTCGCCCCGGAAGTCGAGCACGCCGCCGGGAAGCTCGACAAGAACAGCGTCCCCCGCTACTGCGCCCTCGCCTGCGTCGGTGAAGCCCGCGGGAAGCTCCGTGCCAAGCCGAACCCCGGCCCGGGCGGCGACGCCGCCTACGCCCGCAAGCTCGCGCGCGTCCTCCACGCCCTGTGCGACCACTACGAGAACTTCGGCGGTCCGGCATGACGGCTCTTCCTTCCGGGTGCCAAGTGGTGAACCCGGATGCTTCCAGCGGCATGCCAGAGGCCCTCGTGTCGGAGAACCCGAAACGGCGGGCATGGGCACGCTGGTGCATCCATGCCACGGCCTGCCGGGTTTGCCAGACCAACAGCGCCTTCTGCGAGCGTGGCTAACGGCTGAGCCGGGTCTACTGGCAGGCCTAGCTCACCCGGTCCTGAACCACCATCCCAGCCCCGGCTGAGGGGCCCCACGGCGGCCGCTTCGGGTCAGGGCCGCACCCCACGACCCCCGCCTTGCCTGTGTCCAAGACCCGGCGAGGCGGGTACGCCCGCCCCGTCGATGGCTCCGGAAGACCGCGGCGGGGCGGGTTCCAGGACGCTCCCTTCCCTTCGAGGTAGAGGGGCGAGCACGATGAATCCGCAAGAGACAGGGAGAACACCATGAGGGCGGACGTGAACTGCCGGACGGCTGGCGGCGGTGGCGGGGGCGGTGGAGGTGAAGGCGGCGACGGCCTGCCTGGCCAGCCGTGGCCCGGGCCGCCGGTGCCCCCGTCCCCCGACGGCGGACCGAGGGTCGTCGGCTGACATGACGCTCCACGAAGTGGAGGACGGGCGGTCCGCGCTGGGCCGCTCGCTCCTTGAGCGCAACGACCTCACACCCGACTGGGCCCCGTCCTTCGAGGCTGTACCGCGATCCGCGTTCCTGCCGGAGCAGATCTGGCCGTACGACATGGACTCAGGCACATCCGTCTCCGTACGCCTCGAGGACGAGCCGGGGCTGTGGTTCTCGTACGCCAACGCCAACGTGCCGATCGTGACCCAGTGGGACGACGGCGCGAGCGACGGGCCCGGCGGCCAGTCCACGTCGTCCGCGTCCATGCCGTCCGTCGTCTTCCGCATGCTGCGCGACCTGGACGTCGAGGCCGGACACCGCGTGCTGGAGATCGGCACCGGCACCGGCTGGAACGCCGCCCTCCTGGCCCACAGGCTGGGAGTGGAAAACGTCACGAGCATCGAGATCGACGCGGGCGTGGCGAACGCGGCCCGCGACCGTCTCGGAGCAGCTGGACTGCTCGGCGTGGTCCTCACCCGTGACGGGGCACTCGGCGATCCATCGGGGGCGCCGTACGACCGCCTCATCGCCACCGCCGGCTTGCGCCAGATTCCTGGGGCGTGGGTCGAACAAGTCCGGCCTGGTGGGCTGATCCTGGCGCCGTGGGGCACGCACTACAGCAACGGGGACGCCACCGTTCGGCTGACCGTCGCCGAAGACGGATCCAGCGCCTCGGGGAGCTTCACGGGACCAGTGGAGTTCATGAAGCTGCGGGCCCAGCGGCTGCCGTTCGCCAGCCACGACGAGTACGTGCCTGATGGGGTGGGATCCGCGCGGCGGTCGACGGCACGGGTGACCGAGGACGAGCTGCTCGGCGAGGGCCGCTTCGATCCCCGGACGTTCGCGATCGGGTTGCGGGTCCGCGACTGCTACCACGTGGCCGCGGAGAAGCGGGACGGCGCGCGTCCCGTGTGGTTCTACGGCCTCGGCGAGGACCGCTCCTGGGCGTGCGTCATGTTCCGCGACGAGGGCCCGACCTCCGTGTGGCAGTCGGGGCAGCGGAAGCTGTTCGACGAGGTGTCTGAGGCGCTGAGCTGGTGGCGGGATGCCGGCCAGCCGGGCTTTGAGCGTTTCGGGCTGACCGTGACCGCCGCAGGTGAGCACAGCGTGTGGCTCGATGCGCCGGAGTCCGCTTGGGCGGTGTGAGCGGCCCGTGACCGGCCCCGTCTGTCCGTTACCCCCGTGGCGGATGGGCGGGGCCTTCTCAGTCCACCAAGACGGAGACGCGAAGGTCGAGAACGGCGGCAATCCTCAGCAGATCTCCGTAGCGGACATCGACTTCGCCGCGCTCGATGCGCTGGAGATTGCGCCGGCTGATCCCGGTGGCCTCGCACAGGGACTCTTGGGTGTGGTGCGCCGCGGTCCGTAA